CACATGTGCAGGGCCACGGCTGGCAGCTAAACGGTCGTCTTCAATTTTTTTACCGGCAACGGTCCGACCGCAAGACGGTTATCTCTATGCTAAAGAGGCTCACTAGGTTCGACTCCTAGCCTGTACACCACTTTGAAAATTTAATATGCCGATCTAGCCCAACGGAAGAGGCGCCTAAAAAGATGGTCTCCACTTTTTGCCCGGCAACGGTACGTCCGGTAGATCGTTATCTCTATGGAAGAGGGAAAGTCCTGGTTCGAATCCAGGGGTCGGCACAAATATTATGCAGCGTTCGTCTAACAGCTAGGACACCGGCATCCAGAGTCCTTCGAAACCCTTTTGCTCAGCAATGAGCCGCTATCTGAAGGTTATCTAATCCAAGCCGGTTATGTTGGTGCAACTCCAACACGCTGCCCTGATTTACGGAACCAACGCAACAGAGGATCGACAGCTCGGTGATCACGGAACCGGTAAGCTCACATTAGCCCCGGATGAGTACGTGAGAGTTGCCCGCCAAGGCAGCCGCCTAAATCGATCGCGTGTTGGCGCACGAAACCGCCTAAAGGACGCCCTTGACCGGGCTATCCGTGGCGGGCGTTGGTTTCATATTTTATGCTGTCGTAGTGCAACTGGTAGGAGACGGTGGTCTTAGAAGCCATACAGTGCAGGTTCGAATCCTGTCGACAGCACCATTTTAGCGAGATTCAATTCTCGGTGTTTCCCGGCATCAATAACGGGAGGGTTCTCGGATCCGCCAAAACCGAGACATGCGCGTTTGATGTAGCGGCAACATGTCAGTCTTCCAAACTGGTCTCGCGAGTTCGATCCTCGCAACGCGCACCATGCTCTCGTAGCGCAATTGGTAGTGGCAACGATCTCAAAAATCGTACAGGTGTCGGTTCGAATCCGATCGAGAGTACCACATGGCAGTCAGTCCCAGCGTGTGAGTCGCAGTATACTGGCAAGAGATACCGGTCTCTTCTCATAAAAACACCGGGCTCCCCCTCGTATGGTGTAACGGTTTCAGCACGGCTGCCTGATTAGCGGTTAGTTAAGGTTCGAATCCTTATACGAGGACTCTACGTCGCCCCGACGCAGTGCCGATGGAGTGCAATCGGACGAAGAGGGCAAATGCCTGTATAGCTCAGCGTAGAGCAGCGGACTTTAATCCGAAGGTCGCGTGGTTCAACTCCCGCTACAGGCTCCATATTCCGGCATAGCTCAAAGTAGAGCGCCGATCCGCCCTTCGATGGGCATCGGAAGATCCTGGCTCACGCCCAGGTGCCGGAGCCATTCGAGAGTGGATTAGTTAACTACTCTCAGCACGCAAGAAGTTTGCATCAAAACGCCGTGTGACGGTCGAGCGTCACGTTAGTGGGAGGGGCAACCCGGTGGTACCACTTAAATCGGAGTCGCGGGAGCATAGCCCGCCTTGCAGTGCTACATCAAGCTGTAGATCAGTGGTAGATCACTTCCATGACACGGAATAGGTCGCAGGTTCGAATCCTGCCAGCTTGACCAAACGAGCCGAAGTGAATCGGTTATCGTACTGGTGGTGTAAGGGTAACACGCCGGCCCTGTGAAGGCTGGAGAATGGACGTTCGAATCGTCCCTGGCACATCTCTTATCGATCGCGATAATTTGCTCGTTCATGCAGACGTGGTGGAACTGGTAGACACGCAGGATTGAGAGTCCTGTGGCGAAAGCCGTGCAGGTTCGATTCCTGTCGTCTGCACCATTCGCTATAAGTGGGATATGAAGCCCGCTGATGCGCAATACAACTTCGCTGCTCCTCAGGAAGTCGTTCGAGACAAGGTGAAGTACTGGATCGACCACATCATCAACGACCTCCGTCAACACGATCAGTCTGCGATGTGGCAGAGCCAGAGCGGCTTCAAGTATTTCGAGATGGCATCCGTCGAGCTGGAACGTGCCGGCTACGTAGTGAGACGACACGTCAAGAAGGACGATCTGCAAAAGATCGAACGTATCGAGGTTCAACTCCCATGAAGAAGCTAGTTCTACTTGCAGCGCTCGCACTGAGCTGTGCGCACTCACCCGAGGTACAGAAGCACGACGGGAACTACACGCGTAAGTTCTTTTGCTCCGAAGAGAGCTGCCCGGCCTTCGCGAAGGTCCACAACTACACGCTCCTGACGACGCGCTACGACGCAGATGGCAGAGCTTGTGTGTGCAGGCTCCAGTCGGACAACATGCCCGACGCCTTCGACGTCTCGATCCCGATCCACGCTCCAGCAGACTCGCCAGTCGATTCGCTATAAGGGGCATGTGATGATCTTCCTCGCAGCAATCGTTCCGACGGCGGTTTGGGCCATTGCGTACTTCGTGATGCTCAACAGCTACGACAAGAACGCGAAGCGCAAGACAGCGCTCTACGTGAACGAGCTGCTGAAGATTCAGAAGAAGTTCAACGAGGAGATCGACAGGCAGCGTCAGTCGTACCTCGAAGCGATCGAAGCAAAAGATCGCCAGTGGAAAGAGTACTACGACACGTTGATGGGCGGAAAGGATCGACTGCAATCATGACCCTCGTGTTCATTCTCGGTCTCGCAGTACCGTTGATCGTGATCATCGGATCATTGATGATTCGAGAGGCATTCAGAAAATAAGTTTCAATGGGCTCGACAGGTATCGCTACGGGATACAGCGAGTCAGAACGCACGCAGAGAGCTGATGGGATCTCTCTTAAAACAAGCCGGTCAAACATAAGCGACGATTATTCGTACGCGCCCGAATTCCGCGCGGCTGCCTAAAGCAGCTAAGCGAGGTCTCTCACGAGCCTGGGTCTAATCGTGAGTGGCGGCGGGGACCAACTTCGTTGGTTACTTCTCCTGTTTGCCGGAACATAAAACCGGATGGTGGAGGCGCCGAAAGGTGCCCTAGTCGGCCACAGACTTTAACTGTGGATGGTAGCGGGGACGGAAATACAGTGTCGGTGCTGTCTCACCTGACAAGCGTGTAACGTTTTGGCCGTGAGTCGCCGTATACGAGGGTTCGATTCCCTCCGGGTCCACCAACTTGATCCGCTATAAGGGTCATGACAGGAGCGAGAGATGCGTTGCCATGTGAAGAAGAAGCGCTACCGCATGCACGTTCGCGAGCAAGTTCTCGCGGATCTGAAGAACAACCACGAAGGACAGTGGTCCAAGACCGGTTCTTCGAACGGCGTGGATCACAACGTGTACCACGGCATGCTCGGCGGCGAGCCCGGCGTCGGTCGCCCGCAAAAGGGTGGCAGCGTCAAGCCGAAGCCCGAGATCTACGCTTCGCGCAATTTCCAGGATTAGTGCAACGCGCACTAGCTTCAATAGTACCGACCGCCTTCGGGCCGAGGTTGAGAAGCAAGACAGCGTGACCGACTAGGAGAGGCTAGTCCGTCCAGTAGACGATATGACTGGCGTCGTGCAAAACTGCTCTACACGACAAGGCCAACCGGTTTGAGTATGACCGAAGCAAAAACCTCAGCGAGTCGGACGTGGCCCCGCGCCGATGATCGTATCTACTTATTGATGGCTACGCGGGGCACTTTCTCTGACAACAGAATAGAACGATAGGATCGGTTTCTCCATCGTGGCTGATAACACCCTTACCTGGGGAAAAAGCACGGGCAAAGAGACTTGGTTCGATCTGAGAAAACTTGTGGAAGCGTAAAGCCTAAAGTGGCTGGGTGAAGATGAGTCTCTGAGCCCCAGTTGAAGGAAGCCCCGAAAAATATATACGGTCAAGGTTAGGGGTGTACGGGTGAAAAGTCCCGTCGAGCTTGAGCGCTGTGCTAGCTACACAGCGTGCTCGTTGCCGAATAACGCGACTACAAGAAGAAGGTGCGAGGCTTGACAACCTCGTCGATGAAGAGATCGATCGTGTCGTTCTATTTATGCGGGATCGCCAAGATAGTTAAGGCGCTCGGCTCATACCCGAGCAATGCGGTGGCGCAAATCCACCTCCCGCTCCCAATCGCTCTGGATTTGGTGATCACGCGGGTCTCATAAGCCTGCTAGTCGGGTTCGATTCCCGATGGAGCGACCAGTGCCAACAAAGGACGCAGAGCTTCGAAAGAAGCACAACGCCAAGTACTATGGAGCGAACAAAGACGCTCAGATAGTACGAGTGAGATTGCATAAGAGAAAGGTGCGAGCTGAAAATCGCATCAAGATCGACGCGATCAAGGACGTTCCTTGTTTGGATTGCAAACAGAAGTTTCCTTCGTTCGTGATGGATTTCGATCATGTTCGAGGAGAGAAAGAATTCACGATCTCCGCTCGGCTTGAGCTTCCTTGGGAGCGACTTCAAGCAGAGATCGATAAGTGCGATGTGGTTTGTGCAAACTGCCACCGCATTAGAACATATGCCCCGGTCCGATAACTGGCTAATCGACCAAACTCTTAATTTGTGTGATGATGGGTTCGAATCCCTCCTGGGGCACTAAGGGTATAAAATGACAGTTTTAATTTTTGACAAAGGTATTCTTACCAGCAAGGTCGACTTCAAATCTTCTGCATCACGCATTCCTGCCGTTGGCGAATACGTGCAATGGAAAGATCCGAAAGATGAAGACCTGAACGACGGAATCTTCTGTGTAGGAATCGTGAAAGGGATTCTTCACTCTCAGTACGGAGTTGGAGTATTCGTTAATATTCTCGACAAGGCCAAAGGTGGCGGTAGTCAGGAATTCTTTGAAAAATATTTGAAGTAATGGGGTTATAGCTCAATTGGGAGAGCAGCGGCTTTGCAAGCCGAAGGTTCGGGGTTCGAGTCCCCGTAGCTCCACCGCACAACCACAAGCCTTTACTCCGAGGCTCACTTCGCGCGAGTGAGTTGTTGAGGAGACCAATGCGGGTGGCGATCGGTCTGGCCAGACGATCTAGTGGTGTGCCATGGGGGATGCGCAAGAGCGCAAGACTGCCTTGCAAGCAGACTTCGATCGGAGCGTTACCGATATTCTCCACCATTCGCTATAAGTGAAACATGACTACCCACTGCATCAAATGCAAGTTCAAGCGAGCCTCGGCGACACCGTCGCTGTGTCTTGGTTGCTTTACACGGATCGCGTGGGAATATTTCGTATTCAGCAAGCGTGAGACGATCCCGTTTGCTTGTTACGAAATGCGTGACAACGCAGTATTCAAAAACTGGATGAATCGACTCCAGCGCAAGATCCGCAAGTCACATAAGCTGCACGATTCGACGATCGAGTCCTGATATGCTGCTCTAGGGCTGAAACGATAGGACCGGAGAAAATAGCGACCGGCTCGGTGGACAAATAAGAGGATGTCCGTCAGTACCGACTGGATGGCGTAGCAGCGGGGCATCGGCTCTCCTCCTTGAAGTGAACACTGCCACTAACGCAGAACCAGCTTCGAGTAAGCTGAATGTCTAACAAGCTCTACTCGATCGTCACATGCTCTGTCCGACGGATTCGGTGGCGGGTCTACGAAGCCTGCTTACGGGGGTTCGACTCCCTCACAGAGTACCAATCACTATCACCGAGCGGTGCGGCTTTAAGCGAAAGCGGTCATGGCGTCGGATCGCGTGGAACAATAACCCGGCAAAATCCACGTATAGTGATTCATGGTGCTATCTTCTAATGGTTTAGGATGTCGGTCTCTCATACCGTCGATCCGGGTTCGAATCCCGGTAGCATCACTACTTCCACCACCGCCTCCGCGATACTAGTAAAGCCGGAAGATGCGGAGTAGGGAGGAAATGCCTCACAGGACAAGTCCCACGCAAAGACCGTCCGAGGCTGTCACGAGCGCACGTGGTGCTCGTAGACACAATGGTCCATTCGTCTAGTGGTTAGGATGCCTGACTTTCAATCAGAGAACGAGGGTTCGATTCCCTCATGGATCACAAATTGGCCCAGCTCATTCATACTCCAGTAGGAGCGTTAATCGTTCCTGGTGGGTCCGCTTATCCAATGCTCACGAAATCTGATCTCGATTCTTGCTTTGATTGGGCGCGTCGTCACGTGCGCAAGCAGTTCGTTGGGTACATTCCGAAGGACAGTGAGATGCCGGTCGTTGTCGATCAGAATTGGCGTCGACGTGGCGAGCATCGAGTGGTGATCACATGGCGCACTCTCCTATGGCAGTACTACGTCGAGGACGTTCGAATCCTCAATCCATTTAGCGGCAGCGAGAGTCTTGACTGGAAGGTGACGGAGTCAGTGATTCAACCGACGATGAAGATGATCGATCAAGAAACGATTCGCTTCCTCGCAGAAGAAGCGGGACAAAAAGCCGCACCCGCACCTCTCTCAGCTCCAAAGATGAATGCCGAGGAGATCATCAAGAAGTACTTCGATACCGTCGTGCAGCAGAAGGAAGCACACAAATGCTATTTCTGTTATCGCGATACGCTGATGAAGATCTCGACGGGGTTCGTAATGTGTCCTCGTTGTATCACTCAGCACATCGTGCCAGCTCTCGTCGGTGAGTAGTGGTTACGGCGGTTTGTTCCGTCGATTACCGCAATCTTTAGGTACAGCCAGCTCGGGGGAGTAGGCTGATGTCTAAGGATGATTCAATGCCCATTGATCCACTAGCACACGAGCGTATTTCGGCTCTCGAAGAAGAGCAGGGTAACTTGCGTGAGACGGTTGCTCGCATTGATCAGAACGTGTCGTCTATCGTCGAGAAGATCGACGGTTTCAACGAAACGCTGACGAAGCACGCAGCCGAAGACAAGATCACCGCAACGAAGGTCGACAAGATTGGCGACCAGCTCGAACGAAAGAAGAATCGTCGCGAAACGATGATGAAGGGATTTTGGTCCGTTCTTCTTCTCCTCGTCGGTGCAGCCGCCAAGTTCGCATTCGACTGGCTCTCAAAGCACTAATCTTTCGGGCGTGGACAAGACGCCCTCATATATCGGTATCAATAGCCGAAAGTTGTGGTACGCAATCGGAACATCGATTGCGATTCTTGTCGTAGGCGTCGTAGCCGGCCTCTGGCCAGCAGTGAGACCGATGGTCGAAACGCTGATCGGTGGTGAGCTTGGTGCACTGGCGTTGTACCTCGGTGGCAACGTTTCAAACAAGTACGTGCTTGCGAAGCACGGCTTGATGACTCCCGCGTCTGGATCGGATGATAGTTCCGACGATGACGAAGAAGCGGAGACGGACGTTAAATCGGCCGCTCCCGTCGAGCCTCTTCCTGAAGAGACTCGCTAAACAATCTGGGTATAGCGAAGTGGTATCGCGCTCGTTTCGGGAACGAGAGATCGGAAGTTCGAACCTTCCTACCCAGACCAACAGGCATTAGCGAAGCGGTATCGCGCTCGGTTTGGAACCGAGAGATCGCTGGTTCGATCCCAGCATGCCTGACCATCACCAAAGCCCTCTGGTTCACTCCAGAGGGCTTTTTGCGTTAGGGGCAATCTTACCGGCATGGATACAATCAAGGCTCTCTGGAGCAAGGTGGTTGCGTGGTGGAACCTTCTAATGGCGTATACCGTCTGGAAGGTCGTTTTCTGGTGGAAGAAGCAAACAGGCTGGCTTGATCTTGGTCAGACTATTACCGTCACCGGAACAATTGTCGCAGTCGACATGAATGTCACCGGGCTCTTCAACGACGGCGATGTCTGCTTTAACGTCCAGCTAGATCCGGGACAAGAGAAGTACATCACCGGCTTCGGTGGTGTGCAGACGAACGAGGACAAGAGCGGCACCACGCCTCCGTCGATCCATTGCGAAATTACTCCGTGGATGCGTGCTCAGTTTGATGGCAAGTGGCAACAGCTCGCTGTAGGCAAGCGTGTGAAGGTTACTGGTGCATGGGGATTCGACGGCGTGCATCTCGGCGGATCAGAGTGGCTGGAAATCTGGCGAGCGATTTGGCGACACATGCCGAACGTGCTCGACGGATGGTTTGAGATTCATCCGGTCACGAGCTTCGACTACATCGACTAGCGTCGAAGTCTGCCGGCGAAGAAGCCGACGATGAGCCCGAGCAGCAGCGGGTAGATGTCTCGGAGCGATGCGTGGATCACGGCATCACCTTCTTGCACCACACACAGACGCCGCAACCGCAGCGACCGTTGGGCATCGGATTGCTGCGGCCAGTGCGCTTCTTCTCGGCGTAGCCGCGCTTCCAGCCGTCACGCCACGCACGATTCTCGGCTTGGCTCTGAGCTGAGAACGCACGGGCTTCCTTGCACGTGAACCTCGGCGACGTGCGACGGTCGCGGCCTGCACCGCGACCCGTGCGGCTGTTGCCGCAATCGTAGCAGCCGCGATCGAGGTAGACCCAAGGGCCTCCGGGCTCGCCGTGCTTGTCCCACGCATCCGGCCACGTCAGACCGACGTTGTAGCCTTCGAGGTACTTGCCGATCGTTCCACCCGCTTCGAGACTGAGGGCGTTGGGCAATTCCTCGTCGAGGAAATTCACTTCGGTTGGATTGAAGAACATTAGAGCACCGCTTCCCAGTAGAGAAAGTTGAGGAGAGCGTCGAGCACATCGACCGCTTCCTGCGGCAGTCGATACTTCTTCGGCACCACCGTGCCGTCGTACTGCGCCGCCTTGAGCGCAACACACGTCACGAGAAGCTCCCCACGGGAGAACTTGAAAGCTTCGTTGATGAAGTGCTGGAGCTTCAGCAGCTCACCGTCCTTCTTGGTCATGACGAATTTTTTCATCGGCCCCTCCAGCCCGGTTTCTTCTGATTCTTCTCGCAGAAGAGGTTGGCGCAGACGTACCAGACCTTGTGGCCGGCACGAGTCTCGCGGTCCATTGGCTTGTCGCAGCTACGGCAGAACACCGGCACCTTGCCGTGCTTCTCGACGAGGATTTTGAGAGCCGCTTCGAGCAGCTCACGACGGGCCTGACGCTCTTTGCCCTTGCCCATCGGCAGCTTCGCCTTCTTGCGCTTCTTGGCCATGGCTAGTCCTTCTTGTTGTGCTCGTGAAGCCAGACGCCGCCATTGTACGACAGATCGGCCCGCCAGGAGTCGCCAGAGCGATTCAGAACCACGAAGCCACGGTCCTGGAGGCTGCGAGCGGTCCGCAGCCACGCACCAGCCACGCGACCGGCGTCACGTCCGCCCACGAAGGGGCAGCGCTCGCTGCACATGGGCAGCCCGAGGAGACGCTCCAGGAACGAAGCCTGATTCTTGCTGAGCTTGGTCTTCATGGTCAGCCTCCCAGCGAGTCGTTGACGAGGTCGGAGACCGCGTCGTGCAGGGCAGCCTGCTCGGCCTCCCACGCTTCCATCTCGGCCTCCGGCCAATCGCTCGGCGCGATGCCGAGGGAGAGCGCACGCTCGCGCCAGAAGCTCGCGACGAAGCAGTTGCCGTGGATGTTCCAGTCGACACGGTACCCGAAGGACTCGATCGCCGCCACGACGGCCTTGAACTGATTGTTCACGGCAGCGTCGGGCCCACCCGTGCAGAGCTGGATGTCGAGCTTGGTGAGCTTTTCGGCGAGCTGGTTGATCAGGGTTCGCATTGTCGGCCTCCTAAGGAATAGTTATAGGCTAGGCCGAAAATGGTTGCAAGCTAATTCTTCAGCAAAATGTCGCTGATGGAATCCACAACAATATCAACAGCTTTGACTGCCTGGGCTTCTTTGTAGTCAAGCCACCAAGTGCGGCCACCGTCGATCTTCTTCTGGAGCTGATCGTAGGTCACGTTCATGTGCATCACGTAGTTCATGATGCAGATCTCCTGAAGGTGCCAGAGATAGTCAAGCGAATTCTGCAAATCATTCGGTTGACCACCATTTCCGCCGTAGCCCGGCTGGTGGATCATCAGCAGCGAACGTTTCGTCATTACTCTTTTCGGACATGTCACGAAAATTTCTGAAGCCATCGAGTCCGCTTCACCGTCGACGATACACACGACAGGGACCTTGCTGCGCTCGATGTCGCGAATCAGCTTGAAGCCCTCGTCAATGTCACCACCGCCTGAGTTGATGTCGATGATGATCGCATCAGCCTCATTCTGGTTTGCCTTCTGCACGACTTCTCTGACGGGAGCAATTGTCTTCGCTGTGATTTCGTCTTCGAGTCTGACGTAGGCTGTACCGCCCTTAGCTTGAGCCTGTAGCGGTGATAGGAGCAGGCAGAGACCAAAAAGAAGGGCAGCTAGGTACTTCATATTGACAATGATTCCTTCTAGCATCAATCTCTGTAGTAGGAGGTTGTCATGCTTGACGCCTGGATCATCGAAGAGATCGAACGTGCTCGTCGTGAACGCGAGGAGCAGCGCCCTGAGCTTCGCATCGAGATTGAACCTCCGATGCCGTACTGCGAGCCCGGTGAAGAGCCGAAGGAAGAGCGCGGCGTGATCATCATCGATTTGATCGGCTGATTGATAGCACGCACAGTCCGAACATGATCGCCATGTAGAGGGCGAACATACCTAGGGCTGCAAACTTTCCTCCGACGATTAGTCCGGTGACGCCGAGAGCAGTCATCGCACTGAAGAGTGCCGCGCCCTCGATCTTGTCTCTCTTAGTCATCGTCGATTCCTTCGTCGACGTAATCCGGCATAACGTTCGCGTCGTCATCTTCGGCGTCGTCATCTTCGTCGTCGGGGAATGCATCATCGTTGATGTGCAAGTTCCCTTCTTCGTCGATGAAGCCGACTTCGCGCAATTCGCCATTGACTTCTGCCGTGATTGTTTCTCCGGCGTTCTCGGCGAATTCTCCGTCACGCGGAGTCGCGTCGTCGATGTCCTCGATAGCCTCCGCTGCCTTCAAGATGTCGTCGCTGCTTGATGCAGGATTCTTGAGAGCGTCGATCAAGTTCTCGATAGCCTCAACGGGATCGGGACGTGAAGGGCCGAGCGCGAAGCCGACCTTCTTCGTTTCCTTCACCACTTCGACCATTGCACCATTGCCCTTGGCGATCTTGTAGACGGTGCCGAGCTTGTAGAGCTTCTCTTTCAGCTCACCCTTCTTGCCAGTCAATCGCTCGTAGATGCTGTTCGCCATCTCGGCATCGAGCAAGCCGATCTCCATGCGAGTGCACAAACGTCCGTCGCGAGTGACGGCGGGATCGAGGTTGTCGATCTCGACGTTGGTCGTGCAGATCAGACGCATGTCTAGCAGCGTGCCGAAAATACCGTCGGAGAAATTCAGCAAAGCGCTGATCGCCGACGTGTTGCCTTCCTTGCGATTGACGAGAGCTTCGTCGGCATCTTCGAGGATGAGGATCAACGGACAATCCTTGCGCTGCTCACGCATGAGCACGCTGAGGAATTGCGGGTCGCCGAGCTGCGCGATGTAGTTCGACGGGATCAGGATGAACGTTGCACGCGGCACTTCGTTGAGCAACGCACGAACCATGTGCGTCTTGCCAGTGCCGGGTGGTCCGTCGAGTAGAACGATGCGACCGCAAGGATCGCTCTTGTTCAAATCGTCCACGACGTGCTTGTACTGCTGCACGGCCTCAGGACGATAATTCGAAGGAATGAAGTTCTCGCCGGCTACGCCCATCTCACTCAGACGAGGACCCTGGCCCGAGCTGGTGACGACGTAGATGCGCCCCTTGGTCTGCGTGCGAACGATCAAAGGATCGATGTATGCACGCAGACTGTTCATCAACTTATCGTCGACTGAAACAGCTCCGACGGTGATGCCACGGTTCTTCGTCCAGTATTCGACCTGGACACCGGCCCCGTCCCAAATCACGATTGATTCGGAATTCTGATGACGGTTGGGAACTTGTTGGCGAGCGATGTGACCGCCGAGCTTGGTCAGCTCGGCGAGTAGTTCTTCGATCTGAACGCCGGGCTTCAGTGAGCCGGCGTTGTAGTAGCGGACGAGAGTTTCCTTCGATTCAAAGGCGCGTTCGAGGAGTTGAGTTTCGACCCAATGGAGACCAAAATCCGTAGTGCGATACTTGGTCGTGTACTTCCAGAATGGTTTCTTCACATACCTCTTATAGCGAATCTCTAGTACTTATTTGCCCTTTAATGCGTTTCCAATGACACAGTGCTCAGTGCACCGTTCTTCCTCACCGCAATAGATGCAATTGCCACCCTGGCCAGCGGTTTGAACCTTCTGTAATACATGCTCCAGCTCTAGGATCCGATCTACGTTCTTGCTGTTGATTGCAACGATCGCGAGCAGATCGTCTTCGTCTTTTTGAAATTCTATTTCTATCTCGCGCTGCACGTCGCAGTAGTCTTCGAAGTAGACCTTCTTCAGACGCTTAATGATATTGTATGCGCGGTCCCGAATGGTCATGGTAGTTCTCACTCGCCGAGTTCGCGTTTCAGGCGTTCGAGCTGCGCGCGTTTCCGCTCACGTTCCTCGGTCTTCTTCAGCTCGTCGAGCTTCGCTTCTCTAGCGCGGACCATCGGCATGGCATCTTCAGCAAGCGACAGGATGAGCGCGTGGTCCATCTTGCGCTCGGCACTGCCGACCCCGTAGTACTCCATGGTCTTGTCCGCCTCGGTACGCGCCTGTTCCATCGTCTCAGCGTTCAGGAGAACGAGCCGCTGGCCGCACCCGATCGTGTAGTCGCATCCTTCGCCACTCTGCTTCAACCACAGGTAGAACTTCATCGGCTTTCTCCTCGCACGTTTATCGTCATTCTCATCACGGCTTATCCAATTCACCCTTAACGTGATCGACGAGGATTTCCATCTTGTACTTAAAGCTGTCCTCGCAGTGCGGGTTGACGATCAGGTGGAAGTTCGGATGCGAATCCCACTGAGACATCGTGAGACCGTCGAGGATGCGAGCCTCTTCCGGCGTGTCCGTACGCACGGCGTCGTTCTTGTAATGCTTCTCCGCGCCGATGGCAGCCGACTGCAAGTGAAACACAGCATCGTAGCGCTTGAGAGCGTGGTGCACGTCGGTGTGAGCGTACGAGAGGATCGTATGCCAGTCCGTGCGAGCCATGTACGCACCGTTGTCGCAGAGACCGCGATCGCAAATGATCAAGCCGCGTCGCTCGCCTTGTGTGAAGCGAATGAAGCTCTCGGCCGCATCCTCCAGCTCGATCTGCAATCGAACAATTGTCGATTGGATGATACGAATCTGAGCTGGATCGGTGAGCACGCGAGGATCGACGCCAGTGCTGATGAGTGTGCGTGCGACTTCAGGCACGACCATGCAGAGATAGTTGCGATCTTGTGCAACTCGCGTCAGCTCGGACAGTCCGGTTGACTTGCCTCCGCACGGGCCTCCGGTGATGACGAATTTCTTGATGACGTTCATTGCTTCGGCCTCTTGAAGAAGGCGGTCCATTTACCGACGCCGCCTCCTCCTCCGTTCGCAGGCATAAAGACCATGGAGTATGCCTCCCAGCCTTCTTCGCCCATCTTCTCCATCTTCTCGTTCCAGCCTTTTAGGCCCTCATCGGAAGCGGTGCGGGTGAATTCGGCGTACTCCCACTTCTGGAGTATCGATTTCGCCTTCTTCATAGCAGCTCCCACGCTCTTTCAGCGATCAATTCGCGGATGCGAGGATGAGGACGTGCGACACCGATCGCCCAGCGGCGCACCGTGCTCGCAGCTACTTCGAATTCGCCACGCAATACATCTACAAACTGATCAGCCTTCTTGTGGCTGACGAGTAGAAGAATCAATTGCTGGAATCCCTCTTGTGAAATCACATCGACTCCACGATCTCGATGCAGAGCTGATTGAGCGCTGCACGATTCGGTTGCTTCGGTAGCGGCGTGGTGAGGATGAGAGCTTCGAGATTCTTCTCTTGCTGCTCTGCCCACTCCAGCAGGTAGTCGAGCGTCCAGGCTCCATTGCGAATCGCCTTCAGCTCTTCAGCATCGGGACGCTTCACGATGACACCCTCACCGCGCATGATCTCTTGCGACATGCGCATGAGACGAACGAGGTGCATGCCGTGCTTCGTGTCGTAGCCGTACTTCTCTTCCAGCTCGTGACGAACGGCGTTGCGAGTCTTCTTCCATTCCTGGTACTGCTTCCATCGCTGGTGAGCACCGCGGTATCCACGCTCTTGCGCAAGATACTCCAGGAAGTTCTCGTCGAAGCCGAGCTTGCGGCCGGCTGCCGTCCACACGTCATTCTTCGAGTACGCAGCGATCTCTGTGATTGCGTCCTCGTACGTGCGCAGCAAGCCGATACGAAGGGCATCGTCGATCTCGGCGAGGTCCACACGCCAAGCTTCGATCTGCTTCTGAATCTGCGACTCAGCAGCACGACGCTGCTCGACGGACAGTGCCGTGTACTCCGGCAATCCGAATTGCGTACGCGTCGGCTCCTCTTCCATCGGATTCGTGATCCAGTCGCGATGCGTGCGGATGCGCTTGAGCTGCGCCATTGCGTAGCCCGAGAATCTGTACTTCGCGTTCTGCGACAAGAACAGCTCACGTGCAGCGTGGATTTTCTCCCAGCGCTTGCTGACGTAGATCCAATCGTTGATCCAGGCAAGCTCGATAATGTTCGGATTGCAGTCCGCTGCCAGCTTCATGAACTTGCGAAGCTCGTAGTAGCAGCAGTCGTACGGATCGAAGCCCTTGTCAGCTTGCTCGAACGTGTCGGTGAAGCCGAAGTCGTACTCCCTCGGAGCTACGCATACGCCCTTGACGTCGATGTCGCTTGTGGGCCCGTTGGTGCCGTACGCATGCGAGCCGTGCTTCATTAGCACAAGCGTGCGTCCGAAGATCCACTTCTGGTTGCCCTTGTAGGCGTTGTAGATGTCGTTCTCAGTTACGGTCATAGCTCTTCACTAAAGAAGAGGCGGTACTTGCCGCCTTCGATTCTCCACACAGCCACGAGCCGTGCGTTAGGATACTTCGCCATCAGCGAATCGAGTGATCGCGTGAACATCTCGTCGCTGTTCGTGTGGTCTTCAAACACGAGGTTGAAGTTTTTGAACTTCGGGTGTTCGTCTGCGCGCTTCATAGCTCCCTCGTGAGGAAGATCCAGAATCGGCCAGAGCTACCAGTCACGACATTGGCGATCTGCCAATTCTTCCACTTCGCCAGCTCTTCCGTCAGAGATTGAGCGTCCTCTTTGTTCGACGTAGTGCTGCCGAATTCGATGTAGAGCACCTTGTGCTCGTAGCGCTCTCTGTCGCTGGCCAGTTTCATTAGTTCGCTCCGGTGCCGTTGCCCAGTGCGTTGTCGATCGTGCGCTTGCCTGCGATGAGGAAGTCGATATGGTCCTGAACCATCTTGACCATATCGTCATAGCCTCCGACTTCTTCGAAGACTTCGCGTGTCGTGACGCAGTGCTCGATCAGCCCCTCGACCCCACCTTGGAGCATGAGGTAGTTGATCTTGCCCAGCTCCTTCGACTTGGAGTCGATGTCCTTCGCCTTGTCGAGGATGCCGGTGAACTTCGTCTCCCACTTGGTGAAGTTGTCTCGGAAGCGCTGCTTCTCCTCGGGTGTGACACCGTCGCGGAGGAGCAATTCCTTCATCTTCTCTTTAATGGTCATGCCATAGCCCTTATAGCGGATCTTTCACAACCCACGATACGGCCAGCAGAACCCCTAGTACCAAGTACACCATGGTCGCCTCTGTGCCTCTTATAGCGGACGTAATCTAAGACCTACATCCCCAATCTGGAGACTTTGTACTATGGCGATCAACGATCGACCGTTCAGCGTCCGCATTCAAGGCGACGCAACCGGTGAAACATGGGTAGGTGACTTCCGCGCGAAGGTTGCACTCACTCGTAGAGATATCCTTACTAAGGACCGCATCCGTCGCGAGATGCTGGGCCCCGTCGGCGAGCCGGATGAGCACGCCCGTCTGCTTGCGATTGCGTATTCAGAGCTGAAGGTTCGTATCACCGATGCACCAAAGTGGTTCATCGAAAGTGATTGCGGACTCGATCTCGAAGATGAAACACCGATGGCCGCTGTCTACAAGGAAGCGATGAAGGTGGAGAACGACACAGTCGAAGCCAAGATCAAGGAAGCTGCAACCAAGGCTTCTGATCTGAAGAAGGAAGCTGAGTAATGCCGGCCGGTGATCCGCCGCTGTTCTACGGCTACAACTTCGTGTTCGGCGATGATTACTGCTCGTGCAAGCGTTGTCCGTGTTGCGGTAAGCTGGTACCTGTACAGCTTGCTCCGTATATTCCGAATCCTTATATCCCGGTAATTCCTTCGCCGATTTGGATTCAACCATATCAGCCGTACTTCGAGCCATACACTGTCACAGTCACGCTCGATAGCACACTACCTAACGGCGATCCTGAAAAGAAGTAAGGTGTGTCATGTCCAAGAAGAAGGACATGAATATCATCGAGGCCACACGCCTAATCGCGTTGTGGAACGTTACTCGTGCTTCTGATAAGCAAGATCCTGAGTACATCTATCGCGTCATGGCACGCTGGTACTCAGAGAAGTTCGGTTACAAGCTCGACGAGGTCGACGATATTCCTATCGAGACTGTAGCGATGCACTACTACGAAGCGCACTACGAGGACATGACTCCCGAAGAGCGCAACGAAGAGATCAAGCGTCTCACTCAGTCAGATGAAGAAAAGATCGCAGCCGATAAGGCCGATGACGACTTCCTCAAGCAAGCGATCAAGGAAGCCGAAGACGCTTCGAAGCTTCGTGCCGCCGCTTCTGCTCTCGCAAGAGCAACTGAAGAGCTACAGCAGGTTGCGATTCCGAAAAAGGTCGAAGGACTAAAGAAGGAATTGGCTCAGCCTGATATCAACATGACGTTCATTTCTGAGGAAGAGATGGAGCGCATGGGTGAATGGGACATCTTGGGCCCGACACCTTCGTCGGGAAAATAACAACCGCAATCTTATGATTTAAGGTCATCCCATGGCAGGCGAGAATAAGAACCTCGAAATCGGCGTCGTAGTCAACGAAGGCCAGATGAGCAAGTTCAACACCGCGATTCGCGATGCGACTCGTGAGGTGTCGAAGCTTACGGCTGAGTTGAATCGTGCTGCGTCCGCTTTCAAGGGCTTCTTGTCTGGAGCCCAGATGTCGGGCAGTGGCCAAGGTTTCCGTCCAGGCTCAGGCTTCGCTCGCGCTCCTCTCTCGCAAGGTGGCATCACTCAGCCTGCTGTAGCGATTGCATCAGCGATCAAGGCGACTGCGAAGGAGTCGACTGACGCTCTCCGCAGTATGGATCAGGGCGTTCGCACGACATCGAGCAAGATGTCAAGCAGCCTCGACATGTTCGATCAGGCACTCGCAAAGGTCGAGCGTCGCTTCAAGAGTATCAAGGCTCTTGGTAGCAGTGGCGCTTTGTTCCCTGGTGGTGGTTCATCGAATGGTGGATTGATTCCTGCGAATGCGAATATCGTTAATCGTGGTGGTATCGATTTCATCGGCCCTTCGAAGGGCGGTGGCGGCGGTGGCATTTTCGCAAAGCTGATGCGAGGAGAAGATGTGGGCGACATTGGATCGATGATCCGCAAGGTCGTTCCCTACGCACTAGCAATGCGCGGTGCTCAGATGATCGCTAGCGAGATCGCAGCACAGCCGAACGATTTCATGAATCAGGCTGGACGCCAGGGCACTGCATTCGGTGGTCTCGCTGTGAGCATGATGCAGGGTCGTGACTTCGTCACGCCATACGCTTTGCGTCGCATTGCTGAAGAAGGTAAGGCAAACAATCCTCGCATGACCTACGCTGAGCGCAATAGAATGCTCGGCAATCAGCTCAGCTCGCATTGGTGGTACAACGCTATGCCGGAATTCGGCAAGCGTTACTTCAGCACGATGGTAAAGCAAGGTCTCACTCAAGGTGATGGCGCAGGTAACGCCGCCACTGATCTTATGGGCAATTCGAGTCTGTCGAATAGCTTTATCTCTGCGATCAAGGCAGCTCCTAGTTTGCTCACTCAAGGACCGGGCGGTGTGTTCCGTGCTCTTGAAGGCTCAGACGTAGATGAGAATCTACGCAAGCTCGGCTATGCGCAGCAATACGCATCAGCTCACCAAGCTGAAGTAGGATTCCGTGCACGTCAGGCTTACGGCTCAACGTGGGAATCGATGATTCCTGTTATGCGTCAGCTCGGCACGAGTGATCCTTGGACAACGCTTGCTAAGCTTCGTATGCGTGGCTTGGGTGGTGGCGATCTTGGTGCTGGCATTGGTCAGGTCGCTCCTCTCGCTGGTTGGGCAAACCGCGGCCTCGGCTACACAGCAATGAACGCCACGATTGGTCACGTTGATAACGTCGGCCAGCTTCTCGGTGCTGGCATGCAGTCAGGCATCGGTGCCGGTGGTGCACGCAACCTCGCTGGCTTCCTCGCTGGTAACGGTACAGATCCATATGCACAAGGTGCAATCGCCAAGGCTCTAGCAGCTCAAGCGCTGAACGGCGGTCCTGTTGTCGATCCGACTGGCTCTCTCGGTGCTCTTAATGCGTTCAATGGTCGCGGCCAAGGTGCTGCTGAGCAAGTGCGCATTGCAAACGCTCAGGCTGGTGGTCTCGGTGCTATCAACAGCGATCTGTTTGGTGGTGGTATCGATAACCTTCAAAAGGCTCGCAACTACGCTAACGCGATTGATGTGATGCCAAACAACTTGTTTGGCTCGAACTATCTCGCCGAGCACTTCAACTTCGGCATGTACGCAGCGGCGAAGCGTGGTGGCAAGGGCTATCACGTTCCCGGCGTGATGGCGGCTCGTGGTATCTCGCAGAAGGACATCATCGGCTATGGCGATGCGTCCGTAAACAGCATGTTCCGCAACGTCATGCTCGGTGGCACTGACACGCCAATGGGCCAGCTCGCTAGCTCGATGCTGCATGGCGGTTACGGATCGAACATCGGCAAGTACATCAAGGACCACCGCAAGGATAAGGGCTTTGACGTAAACGGTGTGCTCACAAACTTCGGTGCAATCCTCGCATCTGAAGGTTATGGTGGTGGCAACGATCAGACCGCTGAAGGTATCGCTCGCGATCTAGCCGGTATCGAGAATCCTCTTCTTCGCAAGGGGCACTTCCGTGATGCTTCTGCTGGCACTAGAGCGCGATTGACTGCTGGTGCAGTAGGTAGTCGCGATCTTGAGACTGCTGGTGCAATTAAGGGCATCACTCCTGAAGAAGCGAAGAACACTCCTGGTCGTGGCGCAGATGTTGTGGGCGATATCGCTGGCAACATTGGTTACAGCTCGGACGTTGTCGCTGACAAGCTCCTCGGCCTTGCAGATGTTATCGATCAAGTCACTCAGCGTATCGCTGGTGCTGGTGGCGGCTACGTCAAGTAATGGCTACGCAAGCTCCTACATACGATCTGCTCACTGAATTCGGTGATGGTGCGGAAGCGTCGAAGTCAACCTCGACGAGTCCGTATTGGGTGATTTGCGTATTCCCTCTTGGATTGCCGCTATCATTTTCTCGTTCGTCGATGGCTTCTGTTGAGCAGTTGCCTTCACATGGAGCACAGCTTCGCGGTCCGCGTCTAATCATCACTGGTGATTGCAAGCAGCTCACCATCACGAATTCGAAGGCGAGCCATCTCAAGTCTCTGCAAGCTACATTGCTCCAGACATCGACCAATTATCTCGTCGAGATTCTGCCGGGTGATTGGGTCATGGCGTGGATCGTCAACTACGAAGACAAAGCCGTTGGCAACAACGGCATCGTGTCTCGTCTGCGCTCTGGCGATCCTTGCAACAATTTCGACGATGGATTGAAGTTTGTTGGTCGCGTCGACAACATCGAGAAGATGATCGATCGCGGTCCTGACGGGCAGCTCACTTCGAAGTACGCTCTCTCGGCTAACGCATTCAAGGAATTTGATTCTTCGATATTCTACGAATACAACTTCGCTGAGTTTGCGAAGAACCAAGTCGGTACGTGGCTCGCGAAGATCGGTCTCAACATCAACGAGCTATTTCGCTCTACAAAGAATGGTGGCATCCAAGACAATGTCCATGTCTTGATTCCATCTCTGTTCGAGATCCTATTCGGCTCGGGCATCAGCCCCAACATCAATCCTGGCGGCACGAGACTGCAAGCTGCAACAGGAGCGCTCGGTCCTTCGTCAACGACGAACAACAAGGAAGCTCCGTTCGCGTACCTTGTGCCCGAGGAGATCGGTGACGCTCTCAACAAGGAATCGCGTTCAAAGACCGGTGGCGTGCTTGCGTTTGCAGATATCGTCGAGCTTGTATTTGGAGTGCAGCAGTACTCGAATACGAATTCAGGAATCTCTTCGTACACGATGTTTCTGCCTGACACGCAAGATAGCGGTGGTACTAGCAACAACCCTCACCATTACACAGGCACGCCTCTGCTGGGAGCATTCATGCCTCTCATGCCGACATTCACGAACACTCCGTTCTGGAATGTGCTTGAGCAATTCCTCAATGCAACCGTCAATGAGATGTACACGTGTCTGCGTGTGAACAAGGACGGCTATATCGTTCCACAGCTCATTGTTCGTCAGATCCCGTTCACCACGGACATATTCGCCGAGCAGATGGCGAGTGGATTGCCCTCAAATCAGAGTGGGCCTCTCAACCAAAATCAGAACGTCTCGATTCCGGTCACACGCTTTCTTAGCTTGCCTCGATGGAAGATGTCGCCGGTCTTGCTCTCTAAGGTGAGAGTTGGGCGTTCCGATGCAACACGCGTCAACTTCGTTCATGTCTACGGACAGAACAGCTATAACACAGGTATTCCGATTGTCCGTCAGCTCGTGGTGAATCCGCCCGTGCGTGATGATATTGATATCCAGAGATCCGGTCTGCGACCATACATCCAAACTGTCGCCTGCGACGCTGTCAATCAAGTGGGTAAGACTCCTGGTGTGTGGATGGACTTGGTCGCAGACCGTCTCATTGGATCACAATTCACGCTAAACGGTACCATGCAGAGCACGGGCATTTCGGCTCCTATTTGCGAAGGTGATAACCTCGAATTTGACGGCGTTGTCTATCACATCGAAGGCGTTGTGCATCAGTGTGCTATAGACGCGAACGGCAATCGCACATTCCAAACACAGCTTTCTTTGTCGAACGGTATGCGCACAGCTCCCGAGACCGTTGCTGACGTATCAGCTTCTAACACCGAAGCGGCCATCTATCCTGGTGTGGCTCAGGACGATCTCACTCAGTACGATCCAGGCATCACTGACGATCACACGACGCCAAATGAGCAAGTCAACGATGGTCTGCGTTCAGGAAAGCCGGGTAAGGTCTAATGCCAGTAATTCCTAGCCATCTACGTATAGGCAAGACTCAGCGCTTCTCTGATGGAGGAGTGTTCGATGATATCCAACTTCACTTTGGTGAAGTACAGGAGGTCATCTACGCAAATGATGAACGCTCACGCTCGAAGCAATTCACTGAATACTCAGTCTATGTGCAGTACAGAGATCCCGACACCAAGGCTGGTGTGGGAAAGATCTATGACAACTGCATCATCTCGAACGTGTTCGGTGGCGTTGCTGACAACGTCTCTTACAACCTACGTGGCGACAAGAGCGTATCGAAGCCTTCAACCAATCGCCTCGGCCTCGGCTCGAAGGTGCTGTTGGCTTGCATCAATGGCGAGACCCAGTTTCCAGTAATTATCGGCGCGATTGGCGATCCACAAGACAAGTCGCAGAACGGCGATGCAGATCAGAAGCTCGGGCATTACTTCCGCTTCACATTTAACGGCATCGTAGTACTCATTAACAACGATGGCGAAGTGAGCATCACGCGTAATGGCCCTACGAAGATCGATGGTTCGTTGCAGGATGGTGTCGACAAGAAGACCGTCGGTGCATCTATCACGCTGAACAAAGATGGCAAGATCATCGTCAAAGAGAATCAAGCTCTCGAAATCGGCGATGCTACCGATCACTTCATCCTCGGCGACACATACCGCAACGCCGAGCATGATATGAATCAGTCTCTTCAGACTGGCCTACAGAACGTAGCTCAGAAGCTCACGATCGCTAGCACTCAGCTCGCAGCAGCCGGTGCTTCAATGGCTACGCCCATCACTGGCGCAGTGGCGGCAGCTCCTAACGTCACCTCGGCGTCGGTGCAGCTTGCTTTGGCTGTGGCCGAGCTGAACAAGATGGCTACGGCTATCGCCAAGATGGAAGCTCAGGCTAAGAAGTATCTGTCGTCTAAGAACAAGACTGACTAACGCAATCTTTATAGTCACAAGCCATGGCGACGGTTAAGAACAACGCATCGATCAATGCGGATGCTATCTCAGCGAAGGACAATAGCTCAGTAGAGCAGAACGATCCGTTCTGGACTCATGCTGACATCGATACGCTTCGTTGGAATCAGCAATTCGCTTATCAGTTGCTCCTCGTGAAGCGTGAAAACGGTCAGTACATCATTGACCAGACTGCTTCGAAGTGGCAGTTCACCTTGCCGATTGGCCCATCAGGCGTCTCGTATTCGATGCCATTCGCGATCAATGGAGAAGTGAAGCTCGACGGCTTCAGCGAGCAGCACGGCGGTGCTCCTGTTCGAGCTATCACCATGAGCGGCACGACCGGAGTGTTGCCTCTCAAGGGCTCAGCTCCATCACGCTCGACCGCTGGATTCTTCTCAGGTATCTTTGCCGGCACTGTAGCCGCAGCTCAGCGTACAGCTCAATCGGCAGTCTCGCTCGCTACCGGCATATCAGCTTCTCCGAATATCGTCACTGATGACGATTTCCAAGACACGACCATTTCTAAGACTACTGGATATTACCAATTCAGAAAGCTTCAAGAGTTTTTTGAGAACTATGCTGCGTTCAAGAAGCTGCAAACGTCTCAGGACTACGTCCTCGCTTTGGCTATCTGGAAGGATCAGGCTGTCTATCTCGTCACTCCGACGCAGTTCAACGTAACCCGTTCTGCCGATTCTCCGTACGAGTACCCATTCACGCTTGCATTCAAGTCGTGGAAGCGCGTGAACCTGCAACAGTCAGGACCACCCGCTAATTCATTCACACCTGTTACTCGCCAGCCTTCTGCTCTTGGCAACATGCTCGCATCGCTGATGAAGGCACGTCAGGTACTCGAAGGTGTTCGCGACACGATCCAAGCTGTGGGTGGTGATGTCGATACATTCTTGTTCACGCCGATCCGTGAGACCGTGTTGTGGGTGAAGGATCTTCTTGGTGTGCCGATCGCATTTGCCGATTTGCCCGTGCAGATCATCAGCGACGCAAAGCAAGCAATCATCACTGCCGTTGGCGTGCAGTACGCAGCCCAGGGCGTGCCCGCTGCATTCTTTAATGCTCAGCAATCGACGCAGGACTTGTTTGCTCAGATTGGCCAGATCGCTTCGCAGACAGATCAAGCAACAACTCAGGGCGGTCTCTCGCAGGACGTGAATGTCATCGACGGCTCGACGACGACTGACTACGCACAAAAGATTTTCGAGAACCCCGAGATGTACTATGACTTCTTTAGTCGTATTAACGTCGCATCAGTATCTCTATCTCCATTCGTCATTCGCTCTATCGTGAATGAACGTGATCGTGTTCGTCAGATCACTCGCCTCGACTACGAACAGCGTCGTGATCAATTCGTACAGGCTATGAGCGACTACGCTGACTTCGTTGGTGCTGGCAACGCTACGTATGCAGCTACGTATGGGCGTGCAGCACCTACTACGACTCGCACACCGTCGACGCAAGACTTCCAAGTCATCTTCGCGATGAATCGCGTGATCATGGAGCTGAATCGTCTCGCTGCATCTGGTGAAACCAACCAATTCCAGGTCGACTCGATCAACTATGTTGCCGGTCTTGCATCGAAGTCTGGCATCGCATTCACGAAGCCTCAATCGAAGTTCGCTGTGCCGTTCCCGTATGGAATGACACTCGAAGAGCTTGCACAGCGCTACTTGCTATCGCCCGATCGTTGGATCGAGATTGCAACGCTCAATGGCCTGCGCGCTCCGTACGTAGATGAAGTGGGCTTCGATCTGCCGCTTCTCACGAATGGTCACGACAACCAAGTCACCATCGGCGATGCAACGAATCTATTCATCGGCCAGCAAGTGTGGCTCAGCTCGACCACGACAGCACGTACATCGCGTCGCATCGTGAAGCTCGAAACGCTAATGTCGGGCCAGACGATCCTCACGCTCGATGGCGATCCAGACCTAGCACGCTTCTCTACGCTTGCTCAGGCATCGCTGCATGCGTTCTTGCCTGACACTGTCAACTCGATGATGCAAATCTACATCCCGTCTCCTGATGAGCCGGCTGATGAGGATTATCGTCTCAAGTCGATTCCAGGTGTGAACTACTTCGATCCGCTTGTCGAGGCGGCTGGCGTAGACATCTTGTTGACAGAGAGCTTGGATCTTGCGATCACACCTGATGGTGATTGTCGTCTTGCCGTTGGTCTCGCGAACGTCGTACAAACCGCACGCATTCGCTTGAGCACGCCGCAGGGCACGCTTATTCGTCATCCGAGCTTTGGTCTGGCAATCAAGCCGGGCGAGTCCACAGCAGATGTGGATGCACAGACGCTACTGCGTAGCTGCCAGGATCTCTTTGCAGACGATCCTACGTTCACTGGTGTTGAATCAGCTTCGATTGCGAAGCAGGGTCCGTCAGTGTTGATCCAATTGCAGGTTGGTATTCGTGGCGTGAGCCAGAACATTCCTGTTACGTTCAAGCTACAGGGCTAACGATTCTGGTAGTTCTCACTCGTCGCCGCACGGGCAGAGCGCCTTGATGCCCTCGCATTCGCCGCTCGGGTTCTCCCACGTGGCAAATTCAACAGCCCACCCCGAATAGCTGCGTTGCTCGTCGTCCGGCCGGGTCGCGGCGAACGCGTCAATGCGTGGCTGCCGATGCCTCGCGTTCGGCGACACTTCAGCATGGCGCTTGGCAAACTCGATTGCGTTCATCGTCATTCTCATAGCGCTATGATATCGCCCACGGCGTGGATCTCGTATCCGCCCGTGTAGCCCATGCGCTCGATTGCGGCCTCGGCTAGGCCCACGTCTGCATCGTTACGCACGTTGACGCGTAGCAGGTATTCGTTCTTGCCGATGTCGAATCCAATGCCGACGCCCTTGAACCATTCGGGCAGATCGATCTTCATACCCGGCTCGTAGGTGCCGATCGTGCGCATGAATTCGTACTTCGCTTCCTGAATCTCACTCCACGTCATCATCGTCCTCTTCCTCATCCTCGTGGCATTTGCAATAGCATTTGTCTGGATCGAGTGGTGTTGGCTCGAAACCTTTCCAATACTGATGCTCACCGAAGAAATATTTCTTCGGACCGGTGCGAATGATGACCGCAAGCTCAAGCACAGCAAAGAAGCCTATGATGAGCGTCCAGATCATTCGTACTTGTACTCGTCAGCGACGATGACGAAGTCAGCGGAGTAGCAATTCGACACCGCAGTGACCATGATCGGATCATCGCCGGCAGTCTTGTAGACTGCGCCGCGACGCTGCTGGTAGCGCTTCCACTCCATCTTGCCGCATGCAACGCAGTGATAGAGGTCCATAGCTCCGCACTCGCCACGACCTTCCATAAGGCCGCAGCCACGCGGGCAAGGCACTTCTGGTTGCGTTTGGATCTTCATCGACGTGATGGTGAAATTGAGTAGCGCTTGCTGGGCTCTGGACCGAATACGCCCAAAGCCTTCAGGCGGCGATACTTCTCGTTGTTCATCCAGCCTTGGTTGGTGAGATAGCCCCACGTGCGTTCACGCTTGCCAGTGACGACCAAGCTCCAGCTCGTGCCGTTCAACAGGCGCAGGATCTTGTGGTACTCGCCGGCTGCCTGCATGCGCTTGAACGTGAATGGACTCGCCACACGCGTACTCACGATGCTGTTCTGATCGCAGTACAACTCCATGTAGCCACCCTTCAGGATGAAGCTCAGGAAGTTCCACGGATGGTCGTGCATGAAATGGTCACGATCGTGGTCGTAGACCGCATGGATCAGCACTTGGAACCATCGCGTATTGATGGCACGCCATCGACGGAATACGACGCGACCAGCCTGCGACTTGATTTCGCGAGTCAAGAATCGATCAAAGAAGCCCACTCTTCACTCCACAATTCTTCTGACACGCAACGGTCGTGTTGAATCCGATGTACGCAGGCCCCTTGCACGCAGGACACACGTGAGGAAATTCGGCGATGGTCCTGCCTGAAACACTCGCGGCCTTCTTAATGGGCCCGTCGAGAAACTCGACAATGCTCATCGGGCTGACCCAGCGATAGACCGGAGCCTTTCTATCCGCGTCGATCACGAACACGGTCGTGCTCGTTGCCGATAGTCGCCCAGATCCTCCGTCGAGACAGAGGTAGCCGGTTTCGCGTTTGAAACCAACCACACGTCCGGTCGGATGGCTCATCGATTTGACCTTGACCATGCGGCCGGCGTTATCGCGCGCCCACTTCTCCAGATTGTCGATAATCATCGGACGATCTCCACAGTCGATTGCATCCAGCCCATTTCCATGCGATCGCGACACTTGGAGCAGTACATCTCTTCCATTGGTTTTGCGATGTGACTGATGTCTGTCGTAGCGAGCTTATGCTCAGCATGGCAACGCACGCACGCGTAGATGTGTACCGCGTATGTGAGCGGCGGCGCCTTGCCACGACCAGCGATGCGCCAGCCGAGACGACGGAACACGAGGGCGAGCTTCTGGAATCTGAAATAGCTCTTCTTGCATGCGTACAAGAAAGCGATCCCGACCATCACCCTTATGTAGCCGAGCTTGCTCACTTGACGTCGCAGACCGAAGCGAACTTGACTTCCTGGTAGCCGCACCACTGCTTGTTGTCGACGGCGTACAGGTGCGGGTACGTGTCGATGACGAAGTACTTGTAGCCGAGCTTGACTGCGTGCTTCGCGCACTCCTGGAGTTGCACCCATTCGGTTGCCGCCTTGGCTCCGATGTTGAGCACGTTCTTCCACGTCAGCTCTTTGAGGATCTTCTCACGATCCTCACGACGCTGCACTTCGGCCTTCAGCTCTTCGGTGGTGAAGTTCTTTAGCACGATACTCATGATGTACCTCTTTTAGCGAATCTCGCTCTTGTCGATCGGCAGCGACTTGAAGTGGAAGCCGGGCTCGCTCCACATCGGCTCTCCGACGGCGTAGACGTTCTGGTAGCCCTTGACCACGAAGTACTTGTAGCCGAGCATCGCAGCGGCCTTGGCAATGCGGTGGAACGTCATGCCGCCCGGCCACTGATCGTTGGTCACGTTCATGACCTTCTGCCACGTCATGTCCTTCATGTGCTGGTCGCGCTCTTCACGCTTCTTCAGCTCTGCACGGATCTCTTCCGTCGTGCAGTCCTTGAGACTCTTGTTCATGTCTTTCCATTCCTTCATCGTGTACGCACCGAGAGTGACCTTCGGCGGATAGAACACGTGCTTGCCGAAAAAGTCGTAATCGTAGTCGCGCTCGTACGGAGCCCAGGAATACTTGATGTCATGACGAAGTGACATTACTTCTTCTCCTGAATCATCTTCTGCATGAGGTACTGCATCACCGACTCCGGCGTGTAGCGCTTGATCTCTTCCCAGTTGCCCACGCGCATCCATTCCTTGATCTGCGTCGAGCTGACGTGCTGGTAGTTGTCGTTGGCCGGAATCAGGATTGTCTCGACATGCGCACGCTTGCGATTGAAGTCGGCGATCTCTTTCTCGTAGAGATAGTCCTTCTCGTTGCGCACGCCACGCACGAGCACGGCTTCGTCGCCGTACAGATCGCGGGCCCAGTCAGCGACGTATCCGTACGTGGCTGAGACGCCGACCTTGTACTTCAGTATCGCATTGTAGTCGCGGTGCAATGCATCGCGGATGAGGTTGTGTCGCTCTTCACCCGTCAGCATGTGCTGCTTGTTCGGATTGGTTGCGAGCAACACCACGCCCTTGCCGAAGTGCCTGACCATCATGTCGATGACGTTCATGTGCCCCTTGGTCAAGGGATCGAACGTGCCTGCGTAGATCGGTGTCACTATCTGCCTCCAATTTGATAAGCTTCGGTGCAGATCCACCAGACACCTACGACAATTCCGACCATGATACCGATAATGGGGATGAGCACGGCGAAGAATACGCCGATTTCCCCATCAGCAGTTTCGCACCGTCCTCCAGTGATCTTACCCATGATAGAAGCAGACAAAACCATGAGGAGCACGTAGAAGATAGTTCCGAATATGATGGGTACAGCAATCATTCTTGCACCTTCTTAGCGAGCTTCGCACCGAGATCGACAATCGGACCCAGTAAGCCCTTCCACAGCCACACGCAAAGACCCACAAAGAGACCGATGAATGCGACAATTGGTGCGAACAGAGTCGTGAAGGCGATTCCCCTCAGATCTTCCTCGTCCACATCGCTTCTGTTGTCGAAGAATTGATGACAAAAGCCGAAGCAGAAGAAGCCCAGCACAACCCATAGTAGGCCGAGAAGGATAATAAGAATCGGGCCCATCTACTTGCAGCTCTCTGCCTTGGAAGGCTGCGGATTGCACTGGCACAGCTCGGAGTTGACGAACCTCACGCCAACCGAACCGCACGCCTTGCCACAGGCTTCGATTGAAGCACCGTCGACGCAGCCGCAGCACATGGCGACCATGCCGCCGATGCCGACGAGGAGCACGATCCACCAGATCGCTTTCGTGAACGACTTCATGTTAGTTCTCCTCTTCGTGCGGAGACGCTCGAAGCGCGTCGTCGACCATTGCACGAGCTGCATCCATCGGCAGGTTCAGACGGTCGTGGACCGCCATGATCGCGCGGCCACGGTTGACCTGGGCGAGACGAAGCTCTTCTTGTGTGAGAGCGACGGGCGCTTCCATCATCTTGTTGATGAGGAGATTGAGTGTGTTGGAGAGAGCATTCATCTGACGCTCGATGATCCGGTTCGCGATCTCCATACGGAGACGCTTTGCCACAAGCTTGTCCTTCTGCTTGAGCACCTTCTCGATCTCGCGTTCGAGATTCTTTTGCTCTTGGCTCTTCTTCGATTTGGACATGACGTTGCCCTTATAGCGAATTAGTTGGGAAACTTCTGGTGATTACTTCACCAGACTCAGCTTGGTGCTCTTCTTCCAGCCCTTCTTACGCGCACTAGCTGCGCACAAGGCTTGGCACTGCGGAATGCAGATCGAACAAATGCCCTGTGACGCATTGCCCGACTGAACCATTGTCTCTTCGTCGGGAATAGTAGTCTGGTCCCTTCCGCAGAAGAGGCACACGACGAGTTGCTTTGCCATGACTACAGCCCGTTCTTCTGACGGTAAGCGTCGACCAGATCCTTCGCTTCCTTCAGACCGAGGTTCGTGCGAGCACGCACGGACTTGATGGCGGGGATGTAGTCACGAGCGAGAACCATCGAGCGCTCGGTAGCGGTGAGGGTTTCGCCTTCGACGCGAGACTTCTCTTGACGGTAGGTGTAGATGCTGTCGTTGATGTTCGCGAGTTGTGCATCCAGGATCGCGACACGCTCCATGAGGATCACGCGAGACGCGGTGACACGCCCCTTCTTCGCGATCAGAGCATTCAGATCCTTGTCTGCCTGACTGAGCTTCTTCGCCATTTTGGGCCTCCTGTGGCCCTTATAGCGAATCTATCTACCGCCGAAGTACCAGACCCACTTGCACAGCTCTTTCCAGAACGAAAACCATTCCTCATGCCACCAACATTCGTGGAAATAGGCACTATAGAAGGTGCCGTCGCAGAAGTGGCAATCGCGCATGTTACTGTTCCTGGAGAGCGAGCTTGCGAGCCCACAGCTCATGGCACTTGAGGCACTTGGCTGTGGGCTTGCGTAGGACTTTGTAGGTGGGATGCTTCTCACACAGCGGTTTTTGAACCACCGTAGGACAATCGCAGTTGCCCATGGGGCAGCCGCAATTGTGGGTATTGCCGCCGTGCTCGAACATTACAGAAGGCCGGAATCCTGGAGGAGAGCCTTCGAGAAGTTGCGAAGAGCCTTCGCGATCTTCTTGCGGCGACGCTCCCAGCCCGACTTGGTGTCGTCGTTGGCTTCGCCCACGCGATCGCACGTGAGACGCAGCGTGCTGGGCGGCGTCGACGAATACGGGTAACCGCTTTCGCCCGTGACCGTCTCGGTCTTGCCGTACTCGACATCTTCCTCGTTGAGCCCGAGCGACTTGGCGAACGCCTCGACGTTGTTCTCGATGGCGTACAGCTCTTCGTCCTCTTCGATGAGCTTCTTCAGCTCTTCCTTGGACATCTTCATCACGCGCTGCACTTCCTCGGGCAAGCAGTGAGCTGCCGAGAGCACGCAACCGAATGCACAGACCGGCTGACCCTTCTCATCGAAGGCTTCGCCCGTGCCGAACTTCTTCTCGACACCAGCGTCGAGACGCTCCGCAGTGCGCTCCGCTTCGAGAGCGATCACGAGAGCCTTGCGCTTGAGAGCAGGCGTCCAACGAACCGACGACTTGACGAACTTCTCTGATTCCTTGTTTTCCATTTCGACCTCTGTGTGCCTCTTATAGCGGATCTATTCTTCGACCAGCTTTGATTGCATCATCATGTCGCGTAGCATCCAGTCAGGCCACGTCGGCTTGTACATGTCGTCGAACCAAATCGCGACTGCACGATTGCGACAGAATGCATTGGACGGCGAGGGATCGTGATAGAGATGCTGCATGATGCAGCCTGGAGCCTTCGCGTTGTAGCTGAGGATGGTATGCGTGGGATCGAGATGCACATCACCACCTGTCATCAACAAGCCTTCACGATGCTTCTCGACGACAGTTTCGAGCTGTTCTCTCGTGATTTGCTCACCGAGGTAAAACGAGATCGACCCATCCTTGCGCTTGCTGCCGTACGAGATTTCCATATTTGTATTCCTTATATCGAATCTGTCCAATAGATCTGGAGGGCATCCCAGCATGGAGGCAAGCCTGGAGGAGGAACTTCGTGTACGTCCCTCGTGATCCAAGGCGCTTTCATCCAACGAAGCCAGTTCTGGATCTCATTGCGACAAATCTCGTGGTGTGGGCAGCCGCGTAGCACTATTTCCTCTTGAAAACGTACTCGTGGTTCGCGTAGTCCCACGCCACGAGTCGTCCATCACGAGTCCAGCCGCACTGACCGCCATCACACTCACCACACCACGGCTCGAACTTCTGACGGTTCTTCCGATAGAATTCTCCCGCACTCAAAGCGCAGGGCGCAGCGTCGACGACCTCTTCCATGTGGAGGATCTTGACACCCTCGAACACTTCGATTGAGCAGCGAGCGAGACGAGGATCTTTCAAGCGAACGAACATGTCGTATTCGTTCTTGTTCGCATCCTCACCCGCTCTGGAGTGAGGCACCTTGATCACGCTACTGGTGTAGGGATTGCGGAAGGTGACGCGATGGCGACCACTACCGATCTCTTCGAATCCGCCCAGGCCAAATGCCACGCGGATCTGTCGCATATCGTAATCGTCGACCAGATATCTGAGTGATGTCTTCGATTCCGGCAAAAGGGCACTCATGTGCCCCTTATAGCGAATCGACTAGTGGCACTTATTCTTGCAATCGGAGCTGAACAAACCGTTGTAGGCTGGTCCACCACAACGATCGCACTTGTGCGGCCACTTCGTGGGATCGTTCGGATCTGCTGGTGCTGGTGCAGAAGAGAACACAGCCGGTTTGGGCTGTGCTGGTGCCGAAGGCTTGGTGAAGTAGCCCAAGCTCTGCTTAGGTGCTGGAGATGCACTGACCGTAATCGATCCGACCGCAGGAGCCTGATACAGATAGCGGCCGAAGCCCTTCGGTGCACAACCAGGATTCTCGAAGAAGAGGACCGGCTCGGGATCGCCAGCGTCGTAGCGTGACTGGCTCAAGATCTCTCGTACTGCATCTGATTGCAACATCGCTTGGTACGTGATGCGCGTCTTTCTCGACCCCAGAGCCCTTGAGAGGCGAATGTAGATATGCTTCTTGCCCGGCGTGCCTGACTTCGAAGGAATGACCGCTTCAGCGACAAATGCCATGATGTTCTGCTCGAACACCGGCTTCGCACGCAGATACGCTTGGTACTGCGCATCGGAGTCGATGTCGATGAATAGCTCATCGCCCTTTGGTGCGAGCACATCCCAGCCATTCGACTGAGCGTGCTGGATTGCCTGCGGGCTCGTGCGACCACCCGTATAGGGCGCGTTCATGCTCACAGGACCGATGCCACCAGGAATCACGTGTGCCGGCATCGCGTGCGGAGGGATCATCGCAGCGACGAGAGGCTGACGAGGATGCGTGAAGCCCTTCACTCTCGGTAGAGTGATCTTGTCGAAGTCTCGCCCTTGTGGATCGAAAAAGATGTCGACCTTCTCAGGCGTGCGAGGAACCTGTACAGCAGTGACGATCGGCTTGCCTGAGCGAATTGATTCTTCCATCAATTCAGCAATACGCTTTACTTGTGCATCCCAAAATGGATCTTTGCCTTGGCTCATTAGAAATTAACTCCACCCGAGCGAATCACCGTCGATCGACGAATCATCCAGAACTTCGAGCAGCGCTTACATGTCTTGCTGACTCCGCTCCAGCTCGTTGAGTTGAACCACTTGTGACCAACAACGAAGCAGACCGATCGATAGAGAGTGCGACGAATCCGCTTCTTCATGCGGTGTCGCTGAACATGAAAATGGAACTTGATGGTTGAAAGCTTCACGTACCGCTTATAGCGGATCTACCAGCGGATCTCGAAGTTGTAGCTATAGTGACCTTCCCAATGCATGCCGTCGTCGTTGACTGGTTCTACCCAGTGACGAGTTGCTGTTGCCTTGAGACCAGCCTCGGTGACGAGCAAAGGCATCAGCAGAGCAAGAGCTTCGTCACCCCAATTTTCAAGCTCTGTGGGCTTGTAATAGGAGTTGAACGTGATCTTGTCGTGGCCGAGCCCCGCTTCTCTTTCGAGCAGCGTTGGCAGCTTGTCCTTGATCCAAGCGTGACAGCAAGCGAGAGTGTCGGCTTTCCACTTCTCGTGGGCAATTCGCTCTTCCTCGCGCTTCTTCTCGGCTGCGAGACGCTTCTCTTCTTGCTCTTCGGCGTGCTTCTTCTGACCACGCTCGATTGCTTCTTGGACAGCCTTATTCATCGAATCGCCAATCGTCGTATGAGACTTCGACGGGGAACGTCGGCAGAGCAGGCACGTCGGTCATCTTGTGCGCAATCGCACGAGCGTACATATCGAATTTCTGGCGCAGATCGACAGCATCATCGCCCAGGCCGAGGCTGACGCTCCTGTCATTGTCGTCGCGACCAGTGACCCAGCTAAAGCTGACGCCATGCACCTTGATGCCGGTCGTCTTGAAAGCCTGAGCCATCAGACAATTCTTGCAGTACTCGCCACCCGGCTTACCCAGCTCGGGAATCGCTTCTGCAACAGCCTTGTCCCACATCTCTTGCGTGATGGTGATCTTCTTGCCGGTTTTCGTGCTCATGTGCCTCTTATAGCGAATTTAGGGCAACCACACTTGGAAACCGGTTGCGCCGTACATTTGGGATGTGTAGCCGGCTGCCGCAAATTCGCCCATTAGTCGTGTGGCGATGTTCTTGTGCGATTGCTGCTGCACGGTGGGAGACCACTTGAAGTAGCCTTCCTTGGCCATGGCCTCGATCGCCATCGTCTTGACGTGCTCATAGAGCCTGTCGACCGACTGAGCAGTCGTCGGAATCGTGATGACGTTCGGATCGGGTGCAGCCTTCATGTCCCTCTTATAGCGATTGTTATGATTGCTGCATAGGAATCGTTACAGTGATCTCATCGGCTACTCTTTCAGAAACTTCGTAGCCGCCGAGCTTGAAGCCTTCGAAATGAGAACGATAGATTCTCTGTACTTCATATGTATGATCGAACATCTTAACTTTAAAAGAGCCATACTGTTGAAGACTGGCAACGATTCTGTCGAGGATTGTCTTGGTAAGGGCTTCACGAGACGATTCAAGAGTAGGATAAATTGTCATGGACTTCTTATAGCGGATCTCGCCATCGTGTCCCGTTCACGATTCGACTCACTTGTTGATGGCTGATACCATAGAGCAGCGCAATCGCCTTCTGGCTCAGTGCGCCCTCGTGATAGATTTCCTTGATTGCCTCAACTTGATCCTCAGTGAGTTTCCTACGACCATGACGAATCTTGTAAGCGTGGCGTCTCTTCAGAACCATGTCCTGCATGTTGTCTTGGTGTGTGCCGAGGAATAGGTGATCTGGATTCACGCACAGCTTCACGTCACATCTATGAAGCACATGAGAGTCACCAATTGGCCCATGTTCTAGCTCAAAAGAGATACGATGGGCATAGGTCGGCACTCGCTTGACGCTAAATACGCCATAGCCGCTTCGAACGGCAGCCGTCCACAACCAACAGCCTCCCGGCGAGAGCTGGGATCGGTCGACCTTTGCCCAAAACAGATCTACTGATACTTCCACACTTCACTTATAGCGGATCGCAATCTTCTTTAGCGAAACCCTCTAAGCCTAGGTCACTACTAGAATGGCGACGATCCCAGTACCTCGTTCGTACTCACAAATTATCGGCGACATGATCGATGCGTTTTTGTCACGCTTTGGTCTGCGTTCGCTGAAGGTGGGCTCGCCCGTTCTCAGTATCCTAGAATCTGTCGCACAGTCTCAGCTTCGTAGCAGTGAGGATATCTTCACACTCCTCGAAGCCCAGTCTCTCGACAACGCTTCAGGGGATGCGCTTGATCGTATCGGTGCGGATGAGAGCACTCCTCGCATTCCGCAGAACCCTGCCTCGGGTACAGTTACGATCACCGATTCTTCATTTACAAAAGTTGCTTCAAAGATCTTTCAGGGAACACCGGCTCCGATTGTAGGCTCGACTAGCATTAACGTCGTTGATGCGTCACTATATCCGAACACGGGATCTGTTTATCTTGGACGCAACACACCCCAATTCGAAGGCCCACTTGCTTACACGAGCAAGACAAATAACGGCACGTATTGGACACTAGCATTGAGCACACCTACCCTTCGTTTTCACAACCAAGGGGAGGGCGTGGTCCTTGCGCAAGGTGGCGACCGCCAAATTCCAGCGGGTACGGTAGTACAAACACCTCAAGGGAATACCGCAGCAGCAGTCCAATTCAAGACGTTGTTCAACTCGACCATTCCTGATGGCGAGACTTCGATCACGGGTGTATTGGTCGTAGCGATTGTTCCGGGCATCTCGGGCAACGTAGCTGCGCTCGCTATCAATGGATGGGGATCAGGTAATGGCCCATTCACTGGTGCACAAGTCTCTAATCCTCTACCGCTTACAAACGGTACGAGCGTTGAAGATGATGACACCTACCGCGAGCGTATTCGTCAAGCAACTCAGTCACGCACCAAGGGCACGGCACTGGCTATCCAGACGTTTGCCGTCGGTGTTACTTCGAGTGACGAAAATAAGCGCGTGCTCTCAGCGTCGGTGGTTACTCGTCAGGGTTACCCGACCACGCTGTATATCGATGACGGTACGGGCTATGAGATGCGTGCGCAGGGTGTGGCTATTGAATCACTCATTGATTCAGCCCTCGGTGGTGAGCAATACTTTAAAGTCTCACAACGTCCGATCGCCAAGGCATACATCCAGTCACTCAACGCAGCACCATACGTACTCGCTTCAGGAATGAAGCTGAGCTTCGCTGTGGATGGCGTAGTGACTGAGCACACGTTCGATGTGGATGGCTTCAGAAACATCACGAACGCTACAGCCTACGAAGTGGTTGCATCTATCAATGCAGATACGACCCTTAATTGGCAAGCACGCACGGCAGGCTCAGGCACGCTCGTTGTTGTAACGGCTAAGGCTGATACCAACGAATCGATCCAGCTACAGACTGTCACGGATGGCGATGACGCTAATTCAGCGCTGCTATTCCCTGCTGGTCGTGTGGATACGATGCGACTTTACCTCGATGACCGACTCCTATCTAAGGATGGGCGTACGGCCGAGGCATTGTCTAAGCCGATCGCTGAATGGGCTACGATGACATCGCCTCAATCCCTCGTGGTGAAGGTCGATGGTATCCAGCTCTCATTCGATGCAGCGCAATTCCCGAAGTTCACCGATCAAGACTTCATTGACGCTAATACGGGCTTCACTACGCTAGGCCGCAATACGCTCGATGCATGGGCCAAGGTTTTCAACTACCGTATCCCAGGCATCACTGCGAGCGTAGAGGCTGGTGTGTTGGTCGTAGCCTCGAACCGTCAGCACTCAGCCAATGGCAAGGTGCAGATCGTATCGGGTGATCTTGTTTCGAACCACATGTTCGATACGCAGGTATCACTGGGTGCCAACAGCGATTACACACTCAATCGCAACACTGGCGAGCTGGCTCTTCAAACACCGCTCACAGTGGGCCAGAAGCTTTCAGCAGGCTCGACACAAACCCGAGCCTTCCTCCAGTCGCCTTCGATCTCAACGCTCAACCTAGCGGCTCAGGCGAATTTGTGGCTGGCTATGGACGCTGATGCTGCTGTGATCCCGACTGGTGTCAACAACGGCACTCCTCTCACATTCACTGCTACGGCTACTGCGTACGGCTTCCTCATCAAGTGTGATGCAGGTACGGCTGTATTCCAGAATCTATTGGCTGGTGATTGGGTCGTGTTCTGGGATAGTGCTCTAGGAGCATTGACCGGATCATACCGCGTATCGGCTGTCGACACCGGTTTCCAGTATTTCTATTTTGAAAAGAATACGACGTACTCTGGTGGACCAATCACTCTCACGAGCAATGGTATCCAGTTCTGCCGTACGTCTACCGATCTGCCTCTACAGCACGACACGATCTCATCAGGCTCGCTGTACACCGCTACGTCTCTTGCCAATGCTTTGGATGAGGAGCTGGTTGGTGCTCTCGCCACTACATATCGGACTAATATTCTCCGCGTTCGCACTAACACATTCTCGGATGTGAATGGCGATATCGCATTGGTAGCAGCAGACGTTGAGGCACAGAAGCTCGGTCTGCCTGTAGCGAATGCAACGAAGAACCTGACCGGCCACATGGCTTCGATCGAGTCTGGCAATTCGTTGGTCGGCACGCCTGACTTCCACTTGGCTCGTTACGTGACGAATGGTGGTACGCAGGATGATATCGTTATTGAACGTCTGCCGAATGAGATTCCCGACACTGGATTGACGCTATATGGTCTGCGTAATGACGACCTCGGTCTCACTCCATTGACTGATACAGCGTGGGGATCGCAATTCGGTTTCACCACGACTCTCAAGGATGCATTCGCAAATGCTTCGAATTGGGAGATGGATATCCGTTCGACGCCTGAACAGCGTTGGATGGTGACTGACCGAATGATGTTCGCGAATGGCTTCATGCTCTCGCCGAGCGATCAATTCGGCGTGTTGGTCGATGGTGACGTTACACTCAAGCGCTTCTCGATTCCGATGTGGCGTACGTTCAAGCCGACATCACCGACGTATGGCGTGACCAACGACTTCGTCGACGCTGACAACGGCAATGCATCACTCGCCGCAGCATTCGGCCTTGACTATTCGTTCGACGACTTCGCTGTGTTCATGGCCGCTCGTGGCAAGACGATGGCTGCTGATGCAAATCGTGCAGTGCTGTGGCGCTATTATCGTCTCGGGCCTGACGGTAATAATGCGCAGGTTCGCTACAGCGTTCCTCAATCATCGAATCAGCCTGTATCGGTCGTAGTCTCGAACAACGCAGATACCACGACTGAAGTCAGCATCACGCTCGCATCAGGTGCCGATCGCACGCTCACCAATATCCGCGGCACGACTCGTGTTGGTTGGATTGTTCCGACAAATGCAGCAGGCATGGGCGACGCTACGTACATCGTCGGCATGTCGATCGCTTCGGGTACTCGCGCTGCAAACACTCCGACACTCACTGTGACACTGCCTACGGGCTGCCTCGATCACGGTTGGAACGTTGCGGACGTGATTTACGTAAACAGCACTGACATTAATTATCCGTCAGGTGCGTACGCAATCACCGCACGTACTGCTACGACTATCACGTATTCAGATGCTAGTGCTTCAGTCGCAGCGTTCTCGGGCTCGGGCACAGTCAGCTTTGACAGTGCAGGCGAAGCCTCACTGGCTGGCGGTTCGGTCGTTGTTTCGGACTATATGTTCATCAATGGTCCGCAGCAACCGTTCGGCAGCTTCATTCCGCCGATCTATATCACCAACGTCAACAATCAAGACTGGTCAGGCTCGATCCCGTTCTCTGGCTCAGCTCTAACGACTGTTGAATGGGGCGTTCCGCTTGGCGCATCGACCAACTTCCGTATCTTCGCAAACGCAGAACAAACGGCTGCTGCAATCGTCTCTGCTGTAGCTGCGCTCGACAATCCGATCGTCACTGGCACTCTCGTCAGCACTGGTACGGGCATTATCGATCGCAGCTCTGAGGAAGATGCGGCAGCTTCGCCTGCATGGACGAACTTGGTTGACGGTATCAATTACGTCAAGACCACGACCGCTCCTGGTTCAATCGCTGGCAACTACACGATCGTCTTCAAGAACCAAATCGATTCATCGCTCGTAACCAATAGCGATTGGATCAACGAAATCATCCGCGTTGTGCCTCGTACGACCGAGAATGTCGTCGAATGGTTCAACACGCTTGCTGTCACTGGCTTGTCGTCGGTGGCTGATATTGAGGCATCGAGCGCAGGCACGAAGGTGCAGCTCAGCTCATTGCTTCCTGGGTCGACTGGCTCAATCCAGGTTCAGGGTGGTGGTGCAAACGCTGCCTCAGCTCAGGTTTTGGGCACAGCAGCTCAGTCACACAACCTTTTGCTCTTGAGCGTTCCGGCTGCAAATACACTAGCGCTCTACGCTGGTATGTGGGTGAACATCGACAACGAGAACGTCATGCCGAAGAGCGGCGTGTTCGATGCGGGCACCAACCTCACTTCGTTGTCAACGCTCGGTGTGTTCACCTTTAACGGCGCCGGCACCAAGGTCGTCACGCAGCGCTCGGCCACGAGCAACGTCGGTCTCAAGTTTGAGAAGCAGGGCGATTTCGTCTGCATCAGCGATACAACTTTCGGCACGAATGATTGGGTATTGCGTAGCGGTGGTCCGTTCTTCACGCCTCTCGTGAAGGAAGGCGATTGGATTAACCTCACGTTGCCGGCCGCTCCTACTTCAATGCCGCAAATTGGAGACGCCAACACCGGTCTCTACCGCGTTGTGCACGTGACTGCTCCTGGCTGGGGTTCAAGCCCTGGTAGTGTGTGGATCGAGAATCCTAACTTCGAGCCGCAGAACGTTGCTGAGTGTGACGTAGTATTTGTTTCGCCTAATTCAGTATTGCCGGGCGATACGATCCAAATCTCGACCAACTTGTGGAACATTAACAACCTCGGCTCATGGACCGTCACTGACGTTCCTGGCTTGACTGTTGGTGGCTCGCTCTACGAATTCACTGTCGACGTCTCACAACGTACGCCGGTAGCTGTTGGTGCTGTTGGTGCTCTTGGTTCAACAGACGCAAACCTCGTGCAGGACATCGAGGCGCATCCTTCGCACTTCGTCAAGAAGATCGTATCAATCGCTCAGAACGCTACAAATCCATCGCTTGCCGATTTGAAGTTTTCGGCACCGCAAGGAAGCGAATGGATCACGGCAGCCGCGGGCTCGATCATTACTGCACGCGACAAGCTCGCATTCAGTGGTGACGTTGCAAACGGCATCGACGGCTACCAGTACAACACGGGCCTCATCAAGGCGACGAACCAAGTCGAGTACGGCGATCCGGCTGACAGTGGTGCATTCCCTGGTGTGGTCGCTGCTGGTGCGAACATCAACATCGAAGGTGCTCCTATCAAGCGCATTCAGGTGTCAATTGCATTGCGTGCACGCTCAGGCGCGAATACCGACTTGATCACTCAGTCGGCCAAGTCGAGCGTCGCAGCTATCATCAACAAGACGGGCGTCGGTCAGCCGATTGCGTTGATTGACATCGCAACCGCAGCGAAGGTTCCGGGCGTAATTAGCGTCATCATGCTCAGCCCGCAAATGATCACTGGTTCAGACTTGATCAACGTGCAGCCGTTTGAGAAGCCGCTCGTCCTCAATCTCGACCAAGATATCCTAATCTCCTTCGTCGGAGACTAATCCCAAATGGCATTGATTGATCTGGAACTGCCCCTTAGCGGAGGCGGTGGTCCGACTTTGTCGGGCGGTATGCAGTTCAAGACTGCTGGCAGCGGTTTGCCCAATCGCATTACGGTACAGGATGATGCTGTCGTAGCTCCTGCCTTCGTTTCGTCAATCGGTTCAATTATGATCGATCCAGACGGCGCGCATTTCTGGCTGTCTGATTACACAGGCATATGCACTAAGTACCTATTGGCTGATGCCTCAAATACGGGCATCACGACTCCGGCTGGTGCAATGGGTATCTTTGCGTACGATGGCAGTGTGTTCTACGCAGGCGATTACAGCAACGAAGCGGTAGTCGAATACAACTACGACGGTACAGTCAGTCGCAGCATGGATATGAGCGCTGATCCGTCGTATCCGCGTCCCATGTCGGTCGTCCGTGCATCGGCCAGCGATCTCGTTTGGATTGTCAATTACCCAAGCAGCATTCCTGCTGAATACAACTTTCCTGCTGCTACAGCTACGGGCCGCACGCTACCAAGCAGCGCGGATATGATTTTTGCTCGCAATGGCTTCTTGTATTCTATTGACGGTAACAATGTAACGAAGTACGACGAAGCCACGCTGACGCTGCAAGAGACTTGGACCTTTATTCAGGACAATGCAACTTGGCCGGGCCATACGTTTCCTGGATACGTTCTCGACTTCTACGTAGATAGTACCGATCATCCTATCGTCTACAACGCCCTTGCATTCTGGATTGATCGCCTCGTGGTTTCTCCAGGCGCGTCGATTGGTCCTGATATGGTCGACAAGCGTCTCGTCTATCAGCAGCCCCAATTGGGCGGCTCTGGTTTGCAGGACTCAAATCCGACTCCTGGTATTGCGGTCAACGACAAGTACGCTGTATTCGTGAGTACGACAGGTGCAGGAGCGAATAGCTTCTGCGCTGTCGTCAAGAACCTCTTCGGTACTCAGCGCGCTCGTTGGAACAAGAGCTTCCCGCAAGGCGGAACGATTGAGCGCATTGCTGTTCCCGGCAACTACGTCGGTGATAAGGGCTCGACCTACGATCTACGCAAGACCAAGTTCTATTGGTCGATCGATGGTGGCGGATCACGTACTGAATTTCTTCCGGGCGATAACCTAAATATCGCAGTGCCTTCTGGTGGCACGCTCACCTTCGACGTCGACATGATCGAAGGCGACGGTCAAGCTACCAATCCTCCGTATATTGGTGGTACAGCAGGCGAGGGACCGCGTGTCATCTATGATGATGGTACCAGCGGCTCATTCGTCGCTACTTCATGTACAGGTTCTGCTAGCAAGGTAACCGTAGCGTTCAACATGGCTCCGACAGCACTGACGGGTCCTGCTGCGGCACCTTCGAATTGGACGATCACTGTTCCTAATTCAGTTCAAGTCACTGCCGTTAATATCGTTGGATCTACCATCGAATTGACCACTACGAACCAGACTCAAGGCGGCTCTTATACGCTCAATATTCCGGTTGGTATTATGTCAGGTTCGAACGGCTTCCTTGGACCGTACTCGATGGACTTCACCGGGGTAGCGAGCATTCCTGCTCTGCAATTCGCCAGATCACTCGATGAATTCACTGTCGATGTCACGTTCACCTTCGCACCGAATGAATCGGATGCTCTCGACGTAACGAATTGGGGCATCACTCCTCCGATCACCATCTTCAGCGTCACCAAGATCACTGATTTGAATTACCGTCTCACGACCTCGTCGCAGACGATCGGTCAATCGTACACACTCTCGTGGACGCCGTAATCTTCTAGCTATCCCATGTCTGTCGTATTCGTAGGTATTGCTCTAGAACTAGAGAGCGTCGAGCAGGTTGCACTTGCTACGCTACGAGTACGTTTTACGCAGATCCCGTTGCAGGCATCTCCGACGGGAGCACACGATGCGTTGAACCCGGCTAACTGGACTCTCGCTGGTCCTGGGCCTGGAATGGTCGTTAGCTGTGTCACCACAGGCGATCCGCAGAACATCGATCTCATCCTCGCGGGTCCTCTAGCGGTAGGCATGTGGAGCGTCATCGGCTCTACGAATATCCAGACAGCAACGTCGAGCCCGCTGACTGATCCTCGCATCCTCAACTTTAACGTCACCACGTCTGGCTCAATCGAGCCTGTCAACGCTGGCTCGTTGAATGACACCGATGCAGACGTTATTCGCAAGCACCTCAACGCAGCTCTCAAGGGCGATGGTTGGGACGCTCTGATCGCAGCGGTAGCGACTGGTGAAAAGACAAATCGCGAGAATGCTCAGCTAGCATTTGATCAGCTATTCATCTCGACCGCTAGCGGCTTGTACCTCGACCGCGAAGCATCAGACGCAGGCATTGAGCGTCCCATCAATATGGGTATGTCAGACGACACATTCCGTCTGTACACGATTCGTCTCACCAACAACAAGCTCACTGAAGAATCATTCCTCGAAATCCTCGAAGTGTTCTATGGCGACTCGTCGCTGCGTGCGTCGGACAGCTCAGCTCAGTCAGAGCCGTACTTCCTGAATGATGGTGACGATCTCTCGATCTTGATTGACGAGGAAGTCGAAGTGCCCGTCGTGTTCAGCACGAAGGACTTCGCAATCATCAGCCAAGCTAAGGCTGTCGAGATCGCTGCCGCAATCACTCGCTATTGCCGTCTGGCCGGTTCGTTGGCTTATGCTGCGCCGGTTGTAGATCCGACTACTGGCGAAACGACTGTTCAAATTTTTTCGGGAGCACTTGGTCTAAGCTCGTCAGTGCGTGTGCAGGGAGGCAAGGCGCAGAACGTCTTGCAGTTCTCTACGCTATTGCCGATCTACACTGGTCCGAGCGCAACACCGACGTGGAACATCACTGCCGATGTGGCCGCAGGTACGATGCGTTTTACTACGACATCGAACGCGGTCGATCTCTCGCAGCTCCAAGAAGGCGACTATGTCAACATCTTTGGATCTGAATTCAACGTTGCAAACCGCGGATCATTTACCGTCACCGCTGTGTCGGTAACGTATCCTTCGGGCACGCTCACACAGTACTTCGAAGTTGAGAATCGCTCAGCGGTCCAACAGCTCGCTCTCGTGCAAACGCTCCAAGGCGATCTGCTGTATTTCCGTCCTACGAAGAATACGATTCACACAACATCGTCGCGTGCAGTCATCGTTTCGGTTCCTGGCGATCGTGTTGACGTTGTGTTGCCTGCGACCTCGCAGGCTGTGTCACGCTCAGAGCTGAGCGGTGCATATGCACAAGGCCAATCTCTTGTCGATGTCACATCGCTAGAACGTGTAGATGGTGTTGTTACCGCTATAGCTCCGTCACATGACTTCTTGGTTGGCGACACCGTCTATATCGAAGGCGCACGTCCTGTATTGGGCTTGCCTACGAAGGTGGCTGGAGATGGCAACCTCACGACCGACTATTCGCACGTTTCAGTTTCTTCGCTGATCTCTGCAACGAACGGCAATCAGGTTCGTCGCATGCCTCACGTCTGCAACCTCGGCGATGGTTCGATCGCTGTAGCTGGTGGTATTCAGGCTGCCGCTACGCCGAACCAACACCACGAAGTTTTGCAGTATGGCTCGGCCGCGACTCTCGCTGGCGGTGTTCAATACACGCTGGTGAAACCGGCTATTGGTGGTGACACTGGAGCGACCTTCGCGTTCATGGGCTTCATGCAAATGACCGGAGCGATCCGCAATGGGCAAGCCATCCAGATCGGCGGCACGGATTTCACGTCACCGGGCAATAGCGACTCAACTCGTTTCATTCTTCCTGGTGGCTCTGTCGATTCAGGCAGCAACCTCGCATTCGCTGTAGCGGCTCCTGGCATCGGCGAATTGAACAACGGGAAGATTCTTGCATTCGGTGGCCAAGCTGTTCCCGCTGGGCCTGCCGTTGCTACGTCGCAAATCTACGATCCTCTCGCAAATACATGGACCGCGGATGCAAATATGGTTACCGGTCGTTTGCAGGCAAGCACCGTACATATTCCCGACACTGGATTGATTGGTGAGATCTTTATGGTCACCGGTGGGCGCACGCTCGCAACAGGTGATCTTGACTTCACCGACAACACCGACATGGGCCCGATCCTCAACGATGTCGAATTCTATTTGCCGGGCACTCCTGCTTGGGCACGTTCGAACATCGAAATGCAGTACGCTCGTTTCGGTCATCAATCGTTCTACGTTGGTGATGGTTTCAATGTCATCGTTATGGGCGGTTGGGGCTACGACACACTCCAGACCAGCATCACACCCGAGCTGCTCAACACATGTGAAATGGTCACTCTGAATGGCGTCATTCAGTTGCCGTCAATGAAGCACGGTCGTGCGTTCTTCGCTGCCGTTCAATTCGGCCGCAAGATCTACGTCGCTGGTGGCAATCCTGATACGACGGACATTGAGATCTTCGATCTCGATACGTTCACGTGGTCAATCTCTATTGCGAAGCTCGACGTCGCTATGGAGCAAACAGCGGGCGCAGCCCTCACTGACAATCTGTTCGTTGTGGCGTGCGGCTATGCTTCGCAAGCTGCTACTGAGGATTCTCACTATCGTGTCATCTCACTCTCTTCTGAGTCATCGATCAGCGGTGGCTTGAACGGCACGCACAAGATCACTGCGGTCATCGACGGCAACACATTCCAGTACGAAACCGTCGAGCAGGACTACGTCAAGACAGGCGCGTGCACAGCTCAAAATGAAGCTGCGGCTCCTGGAGAATTCCCTGGTCCGTTCTCGTTCGACATCGATGGTGGCATTCCTGTCACTGACATTGAGTCAGATCTGACGATGGATCTCGACGCTGGTCTGCAATACGAATTCATTACCGTCACTGACGCGACGCAATTCCCGGATGAGGAAGGCTGGCTCGTGTTCGATTTCGGTTACCAGAACATGGTGTATCCGGTGAAGTACTTCGGTCGTTTGTCTACGACTGAGCTTGCCTTGGATTTCTCGTTCGTATTTCCGAAGACCGTGTTGAGCGGTGCAAAGGTTTGCTTGCTTCAACAGAAGTCTCCATGGGTACCCACTCAGCCTCAACTCGTAGGATCGTTCTACTTGACCGATTCGCCTTCGGGCCGCATCGGTGCAGAGCAAGCTATCAATGATGCAGCGGCAGCCGGCGTGGAAGTGGATATCACTGTCACGTATCCAGGTGATCGTGGCCTCGGCAATGAAGGCTCGCCTGACACAGGCACGGGCAAGACATCAGACGTGGTCTGGATCTTCGGTGGAGATCAGTAATGGCACGTCCACGTCTACTTGTTGCAGCTCGAATTTTGGTCATTATCAATGGCCAGCAATACGGTCGTTGCGCTGGCATCCAATGGACCAGCTCGACACCGAAGAAGAAGGCACGCTCAGTCGATTCGCCTCTTGTGCAGGAGTACATGCCCACGACTCTCGAAGTCACAGGCACGATGACGGTATATCGTATGATCGCTGATGGCGGTCTCGAAGGTGCTGGCATCCAGGCTCCTCAAATCCAACAGTCACGCGAAAAGTACATCACGATTCAGCTCGTGGAGCGCGAGACCGATACAACCATTCTTCAGATCAACCAAGCCACGATTGAAGGGCAATCGTGGAACGCTGTAGCGAAGGGCCTCCTAATGGGCTCGTTCAGTTTCAGCGGAGTCATTTTCACAAACGAAGCCGACGTATAACGGCAATCTTCTCAAACAGGTAATCCCACAATGAGCGTTCTTCGTCAGCAAAACTGGCTCGGTCAGCAGCGTGTCGATATTCCGCACATCCGTGCAATCGAGTCGTCGATCTGCGCAGACTTCGATGTGCTCGCTGGTCGTATCATGGCTGGCGATACGCCGATGGTTGTCACGGGCTTCGATGCAGTCACCGTTGGTATGACGGGTCAACCTGCGTCGACGATGCAGCTCGTTGTCGCAAATGCTGTCGTCATGCATCCGCGTGCAACGGAGGCAGGTACCATCTTCTTCGTTCCTGCCGATCGTCCGGTGGAAGTGCTCAACTCCGTCACGAATCCTCGTGTGGAAGGCGGCTTCACTGCGAACACAGTGAACTACGTTGGTATCGATCTCGTCCGCAGCGCGGATGCGACGACATCTGACTTGGTGCAATTCCTCAATCCTCGTACGAATGCGGAAACACCGAAGGACGTTCCTCTCGGCCGCACACTCGATTACGTCATCACTGTCACGACGCAAGACTTCTCGACGACGCCGGGCATTTGTCCAATTGCGATCGTCACGACCGACTCGTCGAATAACGTCGTTTCGAATGGTATCGTTGACGCACGCGAGCTGTTCTATCGCCTCGGCTCGGGCGGCTCTGTTCCGAACGTCAACTATACTTATCCGTGGCCGGCTGGTCGCACTGAAAACGACAACGGCACCGACTATGGTGTAGCCGACAAGGCGATTACCAATATGAAGGATTGGGCAGACGCAGTCATGACGCGTCTGTGGGAGATCGGTGGCGGTCTCCATTGGTACACGCCGACGAACATCATCAACATCACGATGACTCGTTCGGGGTCGACGTTCACCAACGGACAGAACTTCGAATGGGACGGCACCAACCTCCATTGGAAGGGCCTCAATATTCTGTTCGACAACACGCCGGGATGGCAGAACACTGTCATCGACGTCACTGTCGACACTCCAGGCTTGACTGACCTTGCAGCAGGCGATTGCATCTACGTCGATCTCGATCGCACGATGAATGCAAACCTGAACGCTGCGAAGGCCCCTCTTGCTACGCTCGGCTCACCGCTGATCCCTGGCTCGCGTATCGTCATCGCGTGGAGATTCGGCGCAAGCATCTTTACGCGTGGTAGCGATTACGCCGTAGGTACGACGTTCGCCGTCGCTACGACGACGTCTGTTGGTCTCGTGCAGCTCCAGCGCACTCCTGGCAATCCTGCTGCGCCGGTTGTGTTCAATCCTGACTCAAGCGGTAAGCTGCTTGTTCAGGCAACAAGCACAGCGATCCAGGCTGTTCGTACAGATCTATCTACGAACAACGGCATGATGCTCGTACAAGACGGCAACAACCAGAACCGTTTCTTGATCGATCGCAACGGCTACATGATGGGCCGCAACGGTCGCTTCTACGAAGACTGGACCGGCGTCGCCCTCACCGGCATCAACAACAACATAACGCAGTCGCCGATGACCGGCACCATCCAGTGGAAGGCGCAAACCGCAGCCGTCGCTTCGTCGATCATCGACTTTGGTCGTAGCGACACTGGCGAGTACAACGGTGCATCAGTCAATCTGAGCGTCGGTAACGCAAACCAAGTCACGCACCTTGAAACAGGCAATCTGTTTAACGTTACCAGCACGGGCTTCACTCCGCTCGTGGCGACGTTCCAAGGTGATATGTCGTTCAACACCGGTCACGCTTCGTGGGGCTTTGGTACAGGCGATCTTGTATCGGACAACGACTACGTTCGCTTCCGCTACGACGGCACGCAGTATCACATCGAGACGTGCAACAGCGGCACTCAGACGTCAGTCGCAACCGGCATCGCTGCCAACGCATTCTCTCGTCCTGATCGTCTGCGTATCGAGTGGTTTGGTTCGACTTCAGCTCAGGGCGTTGCAGCGGGCAATATCCCGATCGTATGGTTCTACATCAACGATCTGACTTACTCCGCAAGCATCAACACGAACATTCCTAACGGTGCGGACTTCTCGTTCCACATGAAGTTCATTATCTCGGTTGATAGCAACAACGCGTCGTGCAGCTTCGGGCCCATCGAAGGCGCCTGGAACATCTGGAACAATCCTCCGGGCCTCTAATAGGCGTAGGGGATGTCCTTCTGCGCTTGCGGGAGGACCGTCGACCACCACACGCTCGAATGGCTCTGGTCGCCGTCGAGCCCGCTCGTCGAGTACGCCAGCCACGCATGCAATAGCTCGTGGTGCAGCACTCCATGGTCGATGCCCCAATCCATGATGTAGATGTCGCTAACGCTGTTGCCGAAGATGCAGGGCCACACGATCGTATCGCCTGCGACGCCGGGATCACCGTCGGCCCAAAAGTCCTGATCGTTGTGCGTGGTGTCGTTTCCCTTGACGTACCAGTGCCACTTGATGTCCTTCGGCACAACGTCGGGACCGTGGAACGGCGTGTTCGCCTTGTAATAGTCCCAAATGTCCTGCGCCATCGTCGACCAGCCCTCGGGGCCGACAGGATCAGAAACGCAGCTACCGTCGGAGCAGGGCGGATTGTAGGGATTGTGCGGACAATCCTGAGCACCGCAGCCAGCGAGCACCGTCAGGAACAGCACGAAAAACCCAAAGAAATTGCGCATGTGAGCCTCCTATGGTTCTAGCCTAATCCCGATTTTTGGGCAAGTCAAGCACATTCGGTAACAATCTTGACTGCATGGAACAAAAGTTTTGCACTAAGTGCCAAAATTTTCGGAGTACCGAGGATTTCTATAAAAGAAACGGCAAGTTGCGTCTACCTTGTATCGTCTGTTTTAAGGCAGCAAGTGATGCGTGGAGGCTGGCACATCCCGATCGTATCAAAGCAAAGACTCTCCGTCGGAGGTATCATGGGCTCACCGTCGAGAAATTCGAGGAAATGGTTGCAAATCAGAACGGCGTTTGCGCTATCTGCCAAAAACCTTGCAGCTCTAAGCCTCGTCTCTCAATCGATCATGACCATAAAACGCAGCGGATCCGAGGATTGCTCTGCGCAAACTGCAATCATGGCCTCGGCCACTTTAAAGACTCGCCCGAGCTTCTACGCAGGGCTGCAATCTATCTAGAACAATGACCGACAACGACGACAACTTTGGGCGTATCGATACGCTGGGCCTCTACCAGCCGTTCCTGGAGCGCGTCAGCATGGTTATAGGCGCATGCCAGAAGCGTGGGGTGTACTTCGTGGCAACATGCGGTCTACGCACCTACGACGAACAGGACGCGATCTACGCTAAGGGCCGCACAGCTCCGGGCGGCATCGTGACGAATGCAAAGGGTGGCCAGAGCCTCCACAATTTCGGAATAGCTGTTGACTTCTGCCGTGACGCTAATTACCCGTCGAAGGAAGGTCTCAAGCCCGACTACACCGACTCGCACTACGCGATACTTGGTGAGGAAGCGGCAAAGCTCGGCCTCGAATGGGGCGGCGGCTGGAAGAGCATCAAGGACACGCCGCACGTCCAACTCCCATACAACCTCAAATTTGGTATTAAGCTCTCTGATCTGCGTCGCGAATACTCGAAGGGTGGCTATGCAGCCGTCTACAAGTTTCTTGATCAGTACAAGTGGTTTGACGACTAGCACGGCAATCTTACTCCGAGGAGTACTCTCAAAATGCCTAGCATTCAAATTCCGAAGTTCGGCGAAGCGCTCGCCGGAAACGGTGGCGCAGACGGCAAGCTTCAAGTTGCCAAGTCAGACCCGTATTACGTTGGCTGTGTCGCTTATCTAAGCGACACAACTGGGAAAAATCAAGCAGTCCTCATCACGCAGATTGTCGACACGACGCACATTCGTGCTCGCAAGATCGCAAACGACGGTTCGTCGAATGTGAAGACTCTGTCGTATGCGGTTGGTTCTGATCTTTCGGCATTCACAACGGCCAACACCGCTCGTATCGATATGCCGGCTCAAGTAGCGCGCGTCGATCAGCCGACATTCTCGAAGCCTTCGTCAATCTAACCCTTTCGAGGTCGGTAAATGGGTCGTCAATGGATTGATGATGTCGAGTCGGGCAAGCTTGTACCGATTCCCGATAGTAATGATTTCCGCACTCGTGGCCCACAGGGTCCGAAGGGAGATCCAGGAGCATCAGGCGAGCAGCTCCCCGATAAAACGGGCACGAGCGGCAAATTCCTTATGTCGCAAGGTGAATCAGCTCCTCCGGTTTGGGCCGTAGCTGCCGCTGCGCGCACGTTCTACGTCGACACCGCCGCGGAGGATCTCGGCGCTGCGATCAACGCGCTCGACGCCGCCGCCGGTGCATGGCCGGCAACGATCGTCGTTCCCGATTCTCCGACTGGCGAATACAATTTCGCTACGCACGTCGCGTTATCGAACCACCGCGTCCTCCGTCTCGGTTCGGCGACGTACGCCAATAACATCCCCGCGGGATCGGCGCTTTTTGAAATGAACCGCGGGCAGTTCGTTTCGATCATTGGTCAAGGTCCGTCGACGGTGATCAAGGAGCACACGGATCCCACCGGGGACGGTTCCCTTTACAACTATATGTTCGCTCGCTACACGGACCAATACGACGCGACCAACATCGCGTACGGCGACGCTCTTTTCGCCGACTTCACGATCAGCGGAACCGGCCTGAATTATGCCGGCAACGGCACGTCACAAACGTTTGCGCTCGCGAATGCGAAGAGGATCGACTTCCGCGGCGTTCGCCTCGATAGCACGCACGCGATCGGCATCGGAATCGGCGGCTCCATCCAGCTTACAATCAGCGGGCCGCCCGGAGACTTCGCCGAGGACGTTTCCATCATTGGTTGCAGGTTCATCAACGTCTCGACGCAGAATATAGGAGCGGTAAATTTCCGGGGGTTGCGGATCATAGGCAACGAATTCCGCGGCGGCCCGCTGTCGCAGGGCACGTATATCGACATCGAGACGAACGACGGCGACGGGCATTGCGAAAACTTCATCATCGCCAACAACACGATCGACGTCGGGCGCGACAGCGTCGGTGATGGCACGGCGGGCAACACGTGGGGAATCTTCGTCCAGCAAGGAACCGACGATCCGCTTGAAGGGCAGTGCGGACCGGGACTGATCATCGGCAACACGATCATGGGAGACTCAGGCGGCGTCAGTCTCGCGACGGCCATCGAGGTCAATCACTGCCGAGACGTCTCCGTCATCGCCAACTACGTCCGCGAGTCGAATACGATCCTGCTCGACACGTGCACCCGTTGTGACGTGTCTGGCAATCGCGTTCAAGCCTCTGGCGGGGGCGGCAATCCTGGTATTTGGCTCGCCAACACGACGCACACCGACGTCTACGGCAATAGGCTGATTTGGACGCCGGGAACGTACGCGTCGAACAGCCCCGGGATCGCCGAAACCGGAGGCTCCGACTATAATAATTTCTGGGATAACAAACTAACGTTTGGCGACGGGACGGGCACGTTCAACCCCGTCGTGACCGTTGTGGGTGCGCACTCCCGCTCCAAGGGAAATATCAAGGCGAACAACGCGAACCACGACAACTCGACGACGTGGGACGTCGAGCTAGCAGACGGCGTGGCCGTGCGCTGCAACGGCTCTGGGTTCGGTACGGCGCTCGTTCATAACGGGTATCAGTACGCGCCGAAGAATGTCGCCACGTCCGACAACAAAGTCCACGTGTGGATGCCAAGCTCTGTGCCGTCGAGCATGGCGTCGCCGATATGGGAATGGGGCACGGTCGTTCAGGCGGACGAGCCCGTCGAAGTGTCGGCGCTGCGCTTCTTCAAAGTCGCTGGCGACGCGCTTTCGACGCACACGTTGCGCATCTACGACGCGGACAACAACATCGGGGACGGGCCGCTTTGTGAAGTAGCGAGCACCGACGAGACGGCATCAGGGTGGCAGCGAGTAGCGCTCGGAACTCCGTTCATTCTTGTGAAGGGAAAGAAGTATGCGGTCACCCTCGTCCTGACCGGGTCCAACAATGCGGCCTATTTCGACTTGACCGGAACTCCGACGGTCAACCGACCGCCGTTCACGATCATCGCAGGGGCTGTCGACAACGCGACGGTTGCCGGTGTTCAGCCGTTCAACTCCACGTCCGCTACGAACACGCCCGCGGTCGGATTCGAGGCTGTCGTCGGAGACGTCGCGTCGTACAACGTCGAAGAACTGGTTATCGCCGACACGAGCGCGATCGACCTCGTCGACGTGGCTACGCCACGCGAAGGCAACTATCTCGTCGCCGCCTACTACCGTGTCGTCACTGCGCCCACCGATGTCACGATCACGGTGACGTGGACCGACGGCAGCGGAAGCGAGCAGTCGCTCAATATTGAGACTGTCAGCGGTGCGACGGTAGGATCGCACAGTGTAGCGTCGAGGCTTATCAATGTTCAGCCTCTAGGGCCGCTCAAAATCAAACTAACCGCTAGTGTGGCTGATAACGTCATTGCGTCAGCTACCGTAATTTTGTTGTAATCAGAATAAGACCGACTGGTTCGTCTCCGTATAATCCCAAACACAATCTTTCAGTCATGAGCGCTCTTACAATACGTCAACAAGCCACTCTCGATGAAGCTCTTCGAAGACTTCTTCGTGATGCTGGATACCCAGACTTTGTTCCCAATGACGTATCACTGGGCGAACTGATTGATAGCGGTAGCACGTCCTCGTCGCCGCCATCGGTCCTTGATCTTCCAGAGATCGCCACCGCTTTCACACCGACTACGTCGTCGGGCGATATTACGACTTCGATGCAATTTATTCCAAGTCAGAATCGCGACATGACTGGCGTTAAATTCTATTGGGATGGCTTTGCGGGCGAGTCTCTTCAGGTAAAAGCAACTCTCTATGCTGGTGACGGTACCGTTATGGCAAACAAAACAATTACCGTGAGTGCTGCTGGAGTTTATACAGCAACATTCGATACTCCGGTATCTGTTGCGCCGGGCGTACTTTACTTTGCTGCAATTTACCAGGGGATCTCTTTTCAAACCGGTATTTCGTCTGGCAATTTGCCTACCGTACCGATGTTTGCCGGTGGAGACATCGTGCTCGTAGGGAGCTTTTTCACGAATGGAGATGCCTTGCCAGACTCTTCTCCTGGTGGACAGCTCTATCCAATAATTCCGATCTTGCAATACGATTAAGGTCGAATGACCTTATTGCCACGCTTCTCGTGGTAGACGTGGAAGTAGGATCCGTCGCGGTGAGTGAACGCTTGATAGCGCTCGCCGCGCTGGTCCTTACCTGTCGGCGCTCCTCGCTTCCAGCCTGCGATACGCAATAGCAGTAGCGTGAACCAGCCCATCACTCGCTCTTGAGGAATGCGATCACTGCGTCGCAGTTTTGCTCGACGCCCCAGAGCGCATTCTTCTTGATGTGCTCGATGCCTTCGATCGCTTTGGCGAGCTTGGCCCTTAGGACGTTGCGCTCCTGCAAGACGTCGTAGTGACGCTTGGAGCGACGGAGGATGTCCTCCATATGTTCCTTTTCTCGCTTATTCCACGAGACGACGACACCTTGTCCGTACTTGGTCGACTGCTCAAGCTCCCAAGCGATGAAGTGCGCTTGACCGATGCTGTACCACATCGCACTCCATGCTTGCCACCACTGATCGTCTTTGGCAAAGAGCTGAGTCTCCAGATTGCCGATCTCTGTGGTGTGTTCTGTTCTCGATACGCAACTCGAATGCAAGCTCGCATCGGCAACCGTATCAAGCATGACTCGAAGTATGACTTGCTCTATGCGATCCGTAACGACAGTGCATCCGTCGAACGTGCCATAGCTGCGAAGCCTAACTTCTTCGGCATATTCTCTAGCAGTCTTTCTAGCCATTGGCCAGTACCGACCAGTCGAACGCGCAGCCGATCTTTAGCTGCTGCGCTACGTTCCACTTGACGTCGACGAGCATCTTCATACCGGCGACATCTTCGAGCTGGACGCGCACGTAGTCGCCGAAGTTTTCCATCTTCTGCACGGTGACTGTAGTGAGCAAGCTGAAAGCCTTCTCTTCTCCGTACGCGCCCATCACTTCACTCCAATGTGTGCTGCGAGCTTGCGGTTGTAATCGCCGAACGGACCGTCGAAGAGCTGTTGCCACGTGACCCAGGCAACGCGACCGGTTTCCTTCGTCGCCTCGATGCGGAAGATCATGCCTTGCGTTGCCATGAACGTGACGCCACCTTCACGACGGAACACTTCCACGAGAGCGCACGTCGCTCCAAACTGCTGGTAGAGCGTCACGCCAGTCTCCTCGCGGAATTCTCGGCGAGCTGCCTCGTCCTCTGTTTCTGCCGCGACCCTTCCTGATCCTCTACAATCAGGACAGACGTCTTTGGAAACTCCAAAGTAGTCTACACAGCGACATTCCTTCTCTTCGACCTTGCCACCGGGTAAGCCCCACGCGTTCGGATCGTCCTTACGCGAGACACCGAGAACCATGCCCGTGATTGGGCATACCATCAAGATACATGCGCTAGCCATTAGAAATCGCCTCCCGCGCCGCCGCCACCCGACATTCCACCACCACCACCGTCGAAACCGCCGCCACCGAATCCGCCTCCACCGCTGTAATCGTCGTTCGATGACGAGGACGACCAGGATGAAGTGCTGTGGCGGTCGCTCGGCGTATCATCACGACGCGACGGGCGGGAGGTTTCGATGACTGGCGCGACTACCGTCGTCGCATGAACCGGAGCCGGCGTAGTAACCCGATATGGAGCCGTAACGGGTCGATCCGGCGTGATTCGATATGGAGCTGGTGCGTTGACCTTCTCATGGTCCTCACGAACCAGAAAGTAGATGATGAGCCCCACGATGCCAGCACCGAAGAGCAAGAAGAGCAGAATGATCAGCCCGTCGCTCGGATGGCTGTGCTCGGGCGTTGTTACCGGAGCGGCTTCACGAGCCTCGGCGTGCATCAGCGGAACGATCTGATCGACAACAGCGACCAAGCCGCCGCCCCAATCACCACGCTTCCACGCGGGCACACCGAATTGCTGACCGATGTGAGCTGCCTGCAAATCGGTGATGCGGCCTTCTAGACCGTAACCGACTTCGATACGCCACTTGCGCATCTGCGGCGAGAGCACGATGAGCACTCCGTCGTTCTTGCCTGCGTGACCGATCTTCCATTCGGTGAAGAGCTTGTTCGTAAACTCTTCCTTTTCGTCGCCGCGGAAGTCGTTCGTGACGACGACTTCGAACTGTCCATCACCAGACTTGTCCATGGCTTCGCATGCACCTTCGAGCTGCGTGAACTGCTGGACGTTGAGAGCGTTCGCTTCATCGAGGACGCAGAGTCCGCGAGGCTGCGCAGGCAGAAGTGACAGGAACAGTAGAATAGCGTGCATTTTCGTCTCCTCATGACCCTTATAGCGAAAGTCCCTCGTAGGTGACGCCGCGTGTAGGCCAGAGTATGATCACGGGCTTGTCGATCTTGCGAGCGTAGTCGACCGTGTACCACGTGCCACCCTTCGATTCTTCGAAATCGTTGTAGGGTGTGGCGATCAGAACCTCGCTCGCGTGCACAATGTCACGGTTGCGAGCGAAGTGAGTTTTCTCCGGGAACATCATCACAGAGCCCTTGCAGAAGGCTCGGTGCTTGTCGTCGACAGGAGGATGGATGTGAACGAAGCCACCGACAGCGATTGTCAGATAGTGAGCTTCTTTGTCTGCACCTTCGCAGTCGCCATGATGCAATTCGACGGATGATCTTTCAGAAAGGATCCGCTCCAGGTTGTGGAGCTGTAATTCCGTCATGCCGAAACGAGTGCCGGTGAAGCCGATCTTCATGGAAGGGTAGCGGTCAGATACTTTGCCGGAATGTCGTCGCTGAGCCACACGCCATTGTCGGCACGATAGAAGCGGATCCCGTCCTTGTGAGCTTGCAGAGCGTTTACCTGGATCAAGACCGGCTTGCCTCGACGAGCACCGACCTCGACGGCTGCTGCCGTTGTCTCTGAAAGATGAACGTGCGTGCGCTTCATCTTGCTTAGGCCCGTGTCGAAGATCTCGCTGAGCACTGCTGTGTGCGTCCCGTGGAAGAGCATGTCAGGCGGCTCGACCGTCGGCAGATTCAAATCGACGTCGACGCTGTGACCCTGAGCGGCCTTGATGAAGAGAGTGCCAGCACCGTGAACGATGAAGCGAACCTTGTCCGATGGAGTCGTGACAACCTCCATGATCTCCTCGACGGTGCGACCAAGAGCCTCAGCGAGCCTGTCGAGTGGCACGTTGCCTTCGAGCCCGAGCGTGAGACCAAATTCCTCAGGATGATGTCGCAACGCGTACGACATCTTCTTGCTGAGCTTCGTTCGTTCCTTTTCAGTCATTGATTCTTTCCAAAATCTCTACATCATCCGGCCCGAGCCAAGCAGCCCACTTTGCCATCTTGTCCTTGGTCCATCGCCAAGTTTCGCTCAAGCTCTCCAATAGCATCTTGCCGTTCTTCTCGTTCTTCACGAGGAACGTGTCGCCGTGTTGCTTCACGCGATTCTTGGCGTATTGCGTGAGCGGTTTGATTCGAACCTTCATGTGCATATCGGACGAATGGTCATCTTACCGTCGAGGCTCCATTCTTTGGTTACACGACCCTCTTGTTCCCATGAAGCGAACAGGCAGATCAGGTGCCACGGAGCTAACCACAGCGCACGACCGGCCGCGTGCATGGCGATGTAGAACCAATTGACGTTGCCGAGCGCGGTCATTTCGAAACCTGACAGCAGCCATCGCAACCATGAACAGCATGTGCATCGACGGCATCCTTCGGGACTCGCGTTCGCAGAAAGCTCAGCTCATCGGGATCGGGATGGCCGATGCCGTGAGGACAGATGCGCTCCATCATGCGGCGATCCTCTCGCCAGTGCTGACGCCACGTTTTCATATGGTGATCGGACGGATGATGAATCGAGCAATCCTGTCCTTTGCACAGCGACGGGAGATGCGTGTAGAGCACTTCGCCACCGACGAGAGTCACGCAATCCATCTGACGAACGACCGGACGCCAACGCGTGCGAAGCGGCTCTTTTGTTGCCTTCTTCGGCTTCTTGCGTGGGGGTGTTGACTTCATCTGGACACCTGTCGTATAGGGAGTGCGCAAGGGGCTGAGAGCGGGAGGCGGCGGCGTAGGAGGGCTCTCAGCCCCTTGCTATGCGTTACTGCTTCGGTCCGACCGGACACTTGAAGTCAGCGAACAGCCAGATCGCCGGAGCGAAGATCGTCTCGAAGAAGATCACTCCGAGGACGGTGTTGCGCACCGACAGCTTGTACTGGAGGTTCGGCTTCATCTGATCTTCCTCTTGAATGCCGACGCACTCGCCGTACGAAGTGCTCGAACGGCAGCCCGAGGCGAAGACCATGGTCAGAGCCAGAAGCATCGTTGCGATTGTCTTTTTCATGTTCATTTTCCTTTGTTGAGTTTCTTCATCGCCTGTCGAGCGGCTTCACGGCGTCCCTGCGACACGTGGTCCAGGAAGATCTTCCCGTCGAGATGCTCCGACTCATGCTGGATGACGTGCGCGCGATATTCCTTCTGCGTCTCCGTCCCAGGCATTTCGGCGAAGGTGAACTTGTTGCCGGTGCGATCGTAGGCGTAGCCGTCCACCTTCGTGAACCGCATCACCTTCTCGAACACACCCGGCACCGATAGACATCCTTCGTCCATCATTCGCTCATCGCCGTGGGCGTTTTCGATGACCGGATTAAAATAGACTTCCGGCCCGAGCCCGACGTCGACGACGAAAACGCGGATGTTGTTCCCAACCTGAATCGCTGAGAGACCGACACCCTTCTCTTCGTACATCGTCTGGATCATGTCGTCGACGAAGGTCGAAAACAATCCGATGTCCTCGACACGCACTTCCTTCGACTCTTGCCGAAGGATGTTGTTCGGCCACATGACGATCTTTAACGACATCGGTGCTCTCCTCAGCGGTTTGACAGAAGCGAGCACGCTCACTGATGGTGAGCCCACCCGCTGCGCAAACTCTATGAACTTCCGCCCTCTCACATGCCTCTTATAGCGAAACTAGTAGATGCCCCAGTCACGCATGAGAGCGTCGAGCTTGTTGTTCGCCTCGACGGCATTCTCGACTTCGTAGTGTCGCTGAGCGCAGATATCCTGCACCCAGTCGACATTGCCGGAGAGAACGGGTCGCCCGTCTCCGTTGATGAGATCGCACACGGGGCGACCGTTGATGCGGCGGATGTTCTTGATCCGCAGGTTGTACATCTCGCTACGCTTCATTGCTCTTCCTTATGTTGGCGAGGATCGCCTCCGCGATTTCTTTTTCTCGCGGAGTCATGGGTAGGCTGGCGATGTATTTCACCCACGCGGTGTACGCGTCGCCGCCAACCCGTGCTAGCTCGTCTGCGGTCACAGGCTGCTGACGGAGAAGCCCGTGCGTGGACGCGACGGCATCGAGCGAGTGCCCTTGCCCGGTCGCATCTTCGCGCCGAAGCGGCTCGGCTTGGTGAGCACGCGAATCGGCTCACCTTCCTTGCGGTACTCGCGCGAGCTGATGCGCTCGTAGCCGATCTTCACGAGATAGTTCCCGTGGCACTTGAAAGCCTCGACGGGGCCAGCGTGACAACGCAAGCCGCGACCCTTGAGACCGTTCGAGAGCTGTGCGAGACCACCGGAGCAATGCTCCGACGGAACGCCGCAAAGATGGACGGTCTTACCCTTACCTGCCCTTGAATCTGTCTCAGCCATTGGCTGATCCTTTCGTTACTGACGCGAACGAGCATCCTTCGGAGGGACGAACGTGCCGTCGTTCTCGATCACGTTCTCCATGATCATCTTCATGCGCTTCGACGCCGAGCGCTGCTTGAGCGTGAAGAAGAGCGCATCCTTCTCCTGCACCGAGACCTTGTCGTCACCGATGTCGACGAACTGGAACGTCTCCGCTCCGAACGACTCGCCGACGTCACGCTTGCGCGTGATGATGGTGTCGCTGTCGTAGTGCGGCGTGAGGACGTTGTATCCGCCGTAGCCGCGCTCGAAGGCGATCTCCATCAGCTTGATCTGGTTCTTCGTGAAGAATTTGCTGAGGTAGTTCTCGATGTCCTTCATCGAGACTTCCGAGATCTCGCCACCGTTGACTTCGTCGAATTCGGCCAGATCCTTGACCTTGAACTTGTCGGCGAGCTGCACCGTGCACGAGAAGAGCGCGCCAAGCTGGCAAGCCTGACACGACTTCATCTCCGTCAGGACGTCCTGAAGCTCCATGTCGCCGATCGCCTTCAGATCCTTCTTGTCCTGATCCTCGGTGCCGGCATCTTCCGACCAGTACGGGCGGTACGTGTTCGGAGCCTCGGCGATTGCGCCGCCGTCGGTGTTGCGAAGCCACACGCCGCTCTTCGCACGAATGCGACGCGAAGCGAGCTGCTTGAGCACGTCTTTGGCGATGAGCACGCGACGCTCGGCCTTCGTCGCCGAATCGAACTTCTTGTTCGCGCGATCGACGCGGCGGTTGTAGTTCTTGAGGAGCTTCTTGAGATCTACCTTTGCCATGGTCGTTGTCCTTTACGGAATGAAGGTGCCGTTGTTGGCGATGACGTTCTTCATGATTTGTTCGAGGCGCACGCGAGGATCGTCGGATTCACAGAAGTCCTCGCAGCGCTCTTCGAGAGCGTTGTCGAATTCGACGCACGAGTAGCCGCACTTGTTGCAGTACAAGTCCTTGTGGCCCGGCTTGTAGAGCGCGTTGACGCAGCCACGCTCGAACGCGTTCTCGATCATGTGAAGCTGCTTCAGCGAGAACACCTTGCCGAGGTACTTGCGCATGCCGTCGTCGTCGCCGATGTAGCTGTCCTCGACGATGTCGCCGACGGTGAGCTTGTCCATGATGGATACGGCCGAGACGAACACGCTGCCGAGCGCGCAGGCGCTACAGCTCTTCATGCCCTTGAACACGTCGCACATCTGCGTGTCCTTGGCTTCGTTGATTTCCGTCTTGCTGGGCTGTTCCGAATCCCACGTCTCGCCACCTTCAGCCTTGTTGAAGAGGCTGTCGACGTCGCTGTCGTCGATGTTGAGGTACGTGCCCGGCGACGCGATGATCTTGCCGAGCGCGAGCTGAGTGAGCACGTCCTTGGCGACGATGACGCGCTTCTGCGCCTTGGTCGCTTCCTGGAAGCGCTTGTTGGCGCGACGGATGCGATCGTTCTCGTTCTTGCGGAGACGACGGAGATCTTCGAGTGTGAGCTTTGACATGATTTTCGTCCTTGTGTGACCCTTATAGCGGAACTACTGCCCCGCCTTGAATCCTTGCTCTTTGAGAGCGCGCTGAACAGCGCTACCCTTCTTCGAACGGATGTGAGTACCGATCTGCTTCCCGACGAGTTGCTCGGGAACAGGTTGACCCTTCTCCGCTCGGCATGCCGGAGCAGCGACCGCCAACGCGAGCGCTCCGACTGCGCCGTCGTGGTGACTCTTCGGATCACCACCGCGCCCCATGCAGTCGCCGATGCAGACCGTCGACAGACCTTCTGCGTGGATCATCGTCTTGTCGGCAGCCTGGATGAGGTCCACCTTCTTCCCCTTCTTCATTTCGAGGAAGACGTGAACGCGCATGTGCTGCAAGCAAGCCATGACGGCAGCCTTGGTCAGGTTCGTCGGCAGCTTCAGTCGAGCGCAAGCAGCTTCGACGATGGGGACGCCAGCGACGTCGTGACCGTGATGCGATGGCCACTTCGCTTCTGGAGTAACACCCTTGCCGAGATCGTGGAAGAGAGCCGACAAGCGGATCGCTTCACCAACCTCGTCGCCTTGCGTGCGTGCCGTGACGTCGCGCAAGCTCAGTAGCGAGTGAGTCAGAGTATCACCTTCAGGGTGATGCTCGGGCTTGCCCGCGGGAACCTTGCGCAGATGTGCCAGCTCAGGGAAATGCAGCGACAGAACGCCCGCATGCTCCAGCTCTTCGATGAACCTCCACGGTTCAGCGGAGCGCAAGCTCTTGCGGAATTCTTCGCACACTCTCTCAGCCGGCAACGCCGTCAGATCACTCAGCGGAACCGTCCGTGCAAACTTCATTGTCTCGGGCGCAACCTTAAAACCAAGCTGCGCAGCGAAACGAGCGAGACGGTAAACACGTAGCGCGTCCTCACTAAATGCAGGACCGACATGACGCAAAAGCTTCGCCGCCAGATCCTTCGCTCCACCGAATGGGTCGAAGATCTCACCATCGGGACGCATCGCGATTGCGTTGATCGTCAAATCACGGCGCGAGAGATCTTCCTCCAGCGTGACTGACGGATCGAACAGAACCTCGAAGTCCGTGTGATACGGCCCCAGCTTGCGTTCTTTGCGCGCAAACGCGACTTCTCCCAGACCCTCGACGAGGTACACCGGAAAGCTCTTCCCAACAGCCTGAGCCTTCGGGAAGACCTTCAGGAATGCATCTTGCGTCGCGCCGACTGCGACGAAGTCCAGATCCTTCGGCTCGCGGCCGAGGAGCTTATCGCGCACTGCGCCTCCGACAAGCAATAGCTCGAACGGAGGGTGTAGCTGGCCACCCAGCCACTTCAAATAGAGACTTCGGTCGGTCATAGGCGCACCTACTTTCTGGCGAGCTTGATCGCGCACCAGAGCAGCACATACCGAATGGCATGCACTGCGGGTTCAAGATCGGGATTGCCTCTGACAGCCGCTTCGACGTAATCCAGGGCACTCATGTGCCCCTTATAGCGAAACTACTTTGGAGGCTCTTCTTGGGGAGGAAGGTGAATCGAGAGGATATCGAAAACCTTCTTCACCAAATCCTTATTCTGCTGCTTGCCTTTGGTGAAGTAGTCGCGATTGAAGCTGGTGGTGGGAGCTTCGAACCAATGACGGAGCACGGTCCCGGAGAGATGCACGGACAGTGCGTGTAATTCCTTCTTCGTCATGAGCTACGAATGGATTTCGCAGCGACCATCCTGGCAGTGGTTCGAGCAGTGCCCACACACCGAGCTGCCGTTGGGATCGTTGCAGAGCTTCACCTTGCGACCGACGATCACCTTGCGCTTGCAGGGAATCGCGTGCGGCTTGTCGAGCTTCGCCGGCACCGGTTGCATCAACTCTTCGAAATTGTCCTCGCGCATTTCCGTCCTCCTGTTTCCCTTATAGCGAACGAAACTGAGGCATGCAGTACTTCTCGTCGAGTGCCTTCGTGTTCTTCGACGAGTAACGCACCACCTTCAGTGCGTCCTGCGGCTTCACGATCACTTCGCTCTGCGTCCGCACGTTCCAGCAGAACTGCTCGCCGTCGATGTGCGGGTGCATGTTCGCCGCTTCCGAGAGGAACGTGCTGAGCATTCCGCGGCGGGCCCACTCCGCATCAAACAACACGTCGTCGACCTTCGGCACAACACTCGCGATGTAGCCCTCGACGCTCGGGCGAATCTGCTTCACGTATCCGCTCATGATGCTCTTCGTGTCCGCGAACCACTCCGCGACGCCGTAGTCGCGCGAGAAACTGACGAAGCTCAGACGAGGATCGGGCGCGAGCTTGCCGTTCACCACTTCCGTCGGCTCGACGAGCACGCCACGCCACAGCGGCTCCAGCGCGACGGGATACAGACGATTGAGCACGCCTGCAAACTCGTAGATCTCCGACTGATACTTCTCCAGCAAGCCGTCCGCTTCCTGCATGCGACCGACGACGGCGTAGAGCAGCCAGTTGACGTAGTAGTTCATCTTTTGGAGCGGGCTCTTCTCCACGTTACACCTCGTCGATTCCGAGATAGCCGGCCTGGAATTCCTCGTCGAAGAACGCTTCACGGAGCTTCGCAAGCTCGGTCTCGGCGAAGCCGTCGCGACGCGTGAACATATGGAGCACGTTCTCGAAGTTGTTGAAGATGAAAATCGCAGCGCGGTCGCGGCGCGCTTCCATCTTCGTGTACGCCGACGCAAGCTCGGCGATCTTCTGCTGCATGAACGCGTCCTGCTCTTCCTTGGTCATCTTCGGCATTTTGACCTACCTTCCAGCCGCCCCGCCCGAAGTCACCCTCGGGCGGGGCCTGCAAGGCTAGTCGATTTCGAGCTGGGCGGCGCGGGTCGTCGCCTTGTTCAGCTTCTTCACCAGCTCGGCCAGCTTCTCGGCCGGAGCGGTGAACTTCTGCCCCAGAAGGCCCTCGTAGTTGCGGACCTTCGAGAGGAACTGCTCCACTTCCTTCACGCGGTTCTTCGCAGCGCGAGCACCGATACCGTCGCCAGCGTTCAGCTCGCACTCGATATCGTTGATGTACTGCGCCGCCTCGCTCGCCACCGCGTCGTAGATCGCCGTGATGGCTTCCGAGGAGTGCATCGCCGGAATCTCGTACACGATGCAGCCAGCCTTCGCACCCGAGAGAGCCGCCTTGACCTTGCGCAGCGTCTCGATGTTCGCGCGGGGGATGAAGTAGATTCCACCGCGGTCACGGAGCGGAACGCCGTCGAGCTTGCTCGCGAGCTTCACCAGCCACGAGGAAAGATCGACCACCGAGAGAGCCGCGCGGACCTTGTTGTACTCCGCGATGATGCGGTTAAACTCGATGGCAGCCTGCTCCTCGTGCCCCGACGTCGGCACGTACTTGACCTCCTCGTTGTCCTTCTCACCCTGGAGGTAGACGCGGAGGATCTGCTGGGTAACCAGCTCCGCGTTCACTTCCGTCTCGTGCACGACAGCCCAGCCACCAGCCGCCTTCATCTTGCGGATGAGCACCGAGCGGCCCTGCAACTCCTTCGCAGCGCGGCCGAGGGCGACTTCGGGGGTCGCGAGGGCCGGCGCGTCCGACTCCTCCAAGCCCTGCTCGATGAGCTTCGCCACCAGCGTCGCACGGTCGACTTCGCCCGTGAGCTGCCAGTAGACGACGCCGCCCGTCACGTCCGACTTGTTCTCGACGGCAATCAGCCCGTCGCGGAACTTCTTTTGCTCCTCGACCTTGTGCTGCTGAGCCGTCTGCGACGCCACGCGGTTCTCGGGCACGCGCTGCATGATGCCCTCGATGTCGCGAATCAGCTCGGCCTGGACGACGCCCTCCACCGAGCCTACTTCCAGGGTGCCCAGGCGAGCCGTCTCGCTCACCAGCGCAGCCTGGAGCAACGGGTAGACCGCCTTGACCTGGGTGTCCGTCGACCAGTCCGACAGGCCGATGCCGGCGTCCTTGCACCAGCGGTAGAAGCGGTGCATGCGGTCCGAGCCCTTGACGCCGTGCGCGGTGCGGTACTCGCCGACGAGCGGGCGGAAGGCAGCCGGAACTTCCTTGGCCGGAGCGACGACCACAGCCGCAGCCGCGAGGGCCACCGCAGCGGCCGGAGCCGGGAGCGGCAGGGCCGGTGACGCAGCGGGAACCTCGACGACCGGGGCCTGGACCTGGGCCTTCGGGCCGAACTTCGCCAGCCAAGCAGCCTTCTCTTCCGGGGTCAGGTCGATCTCGATTTCGCCGAAACGCTCGCTCATTTTCTTTCTCCGTCTCGTTCGTTGCCGTTGATGGTTTTAGAATAACAATTTCTAAAAACGCCGCAACAAAAATCGACATAGCCTCGTACGATTTTCGTCATAGGGCGTAACCTCCTGAAACCCTTCAGAAATGAGATTCGCTATAAGGGCCACAGGAGGCTCCAATGCGCAAAATCAATCTGTACGACACGTCGAACGGTGAGCTGGTGCGCGAGATTTCCGTCGAGTGGCAGACGGGCGTGGACATGGAAGCCTTCGCGAAGAACGCGGAGAAGCACTACTCCGATTTCTACGGCAAGCCGCTCTTCGCCGAGATCGAGTAGTGAAGAAGGTAGCTGCACTCTGGTTCTTCCTCAACGTCGCCGACGCTGTCTGCACGTGGTACGGAGTGAGCCATCATTACTGCTACGAGGGAAATCCTCTGATGGCAGTCGCGATCGAGCACAGCTACGCAGCGTTCTTCGCCGTCAAACTCACTCTCGGAGCAATCGCCACGTGGTTGATGGTTCGCATCAACAGCGACGGCAACAAGGTCGCAAAGTGGTTCACGTGGGCGTTCGTCGTCATCTACGGCGTCCTCATGCTTGACCACGCATTCGCTTACTACCAAATGAGGATGGACGATGCCGATTATCAGAGTCACGCTCAGCCAAGAGCAGTACAAGTACATTGAGAAGATCGCCGAGGCTGCAAATGTCGACGGTGGCGAAGTGATTCGCACGCTGGTCGACATGGAAATGAAGCGGCCGAAGCAGATTCCGGTACTGCATAAGACCGGTGACAAGATGCCGGCGCATGCGATGAGCATCCTCACTCCAGAGGATGATCGCACGATCTACCAGCTACGAGCGCAGGGGCAAACGTGGCGTGCGGTGATGCAGCTCATTCAAGATCGCCATCCTAACGACAACATCAGCTACGGAGCCGTGCAACGCGGCTTCTATCGCGCAGCTCGCCAGGGAAACGTCTAGTCCTCTTCTTCATCGTCGACTCCGATGCAGTGATCTTCGTCGAGGACAATCGAGTTGATCATTTTCCAGACTTTCCTCAGCACGAGTAATTCAGTCTGATTGATGTGGTAAGCAGCGACCCTTACAGAAGAGATGTCGGCGTTGTACCCACCTTCGACAAGCCGCTCGGTCGCGATGGCCATGTCGTTCTGCAAACCCTCAGCTTCTTCCTTGCACTTGCCGACGCGGCGAATGAGTGCTTCGCGCATCCTCTGCCGGATCATCTGTAGCTTCTCGGAGTCGTCACGCGCCATACACAACCTCCCGTCGGGGCGGTATAGCAGGCGAATCCTAGGCTGTCAAGGAAGTGACGGAGGTAACTCTTACTTCTTGTTGATGTCGGTGTTAGGTGACACACCGAGGAGCTTGCCGAGGGCGAGACCGGTCGGGCTCTGAGCAGCCATCGTACCGCGGAGTACTTCGTAGAGCTTGCGTGCGGCTGTTTCGATGTCCTTCGAATCAGCGAGCTGTTCTTTGAGAGCGTTGCGCTCTTTGATCTGCTCTGCGTCGAGGTTCGCGAGCTTGAGCAAGAGCTGGGCGTTCTTCTCTCGAAGCTCGGCCAACTCCTGGTCAGTCTCGGTCACGTACTTCTCAGCTTCGACGATCGCAGGAGCGAGAAGGTGATCGGCGAATGACTTGTGGTCCTTCACCGCACCGTCAAATGCGTTCTTGTACGCGTGGCGAAATTGTCCGAGCCAGTACTTGCTCACAGCGGTCTCCCGATTCGATAGGTCAAGTCGCGCACGATCATCTTCGCGTCGTGGATTGCCTGCGCTCGAATTACGCCGACACACATCTCGCCGGCAGGCGCTTCTTCCATCGCCTTCTCTTCTTCGAGCTTCATCATCGCAACGGCTTCCTTACACGCAGCGCGATAGCCGGAGTAGTACGACGCAGCGACGAGATCCTTGTGACGGATAATCAGCGCCGTAATCGCACCAGCGACGAGAGCGAGCCAGAGAAATATCATGACAGTCTCTTGGTGTGAGCGTCGGGCGGAAGGAACGTCGTGATGGCGTGAATGCCGTGGTCATAGACCGCGATTGCTTCCTGCCCGCCGAGATCCACCTTCCATGACGACGCACGGCCAGCAAGATGCAGGAGCTTCGCGCCGACGAAATTGAGTCGCGAACGACTTGCGATTGCTTGCCAGAACTTGTCGAGAGCGTTCGCGAGCAAGCCGGAAAGTCGATCGTATTCCTCGATCGTCATCTTGATTCCGTATCGCTCTTCAGCACGCTGCATCGCGTGCGTGCGACGGGTTTCTCGAATGAATGCATCATATGCAGCCGACATCACGTCCTCCGATTAAGGGCAACGCCCGTCATGAAGGACACCAGCTCGTCGAGAACATTCGACGTCACGCAGCCTGATGTGGTCGGGTAGATTCGGCCGTACACCAGTGCGTAGAACCGGCGTCCTGCTTTGACTTGGAAAATTTCCCCCACGAAATTTCCCTTCGGACCACGAACGAGCCAGTGATTGTCCCTATCGCGCAGCTTGAGCCACCCGACGAGATATTCACTCTTCGTCGCGTAGCGCACGGGCGGGATCGCCATCTTGACCTTCGTGTCCATTCATAGCCCTTATAGCGAAACGACCTTGATGCGCTTTCTGCCGAGATTGGCGAGGGCGTCTGCAATCTCGTTTCCCTCGTGCCCGGCGTGTCCTTCGATGTGGTTGATCGTAATGACTGCACCGCGAGCTGTGCGCTCGGCGAGGTCGAGCTTGATCGCCTCGGCAACTTCTTTGTTATCGATCTGCGTCTGGTTCCATGGCTTCGTCACCGAGCCGATGGCGTACTCTGAGTCGCTGTAGATGTTGATGTACGTGCTCATGTGCGGCACCGACTGCAATGCACGCCAGATCGCTCGTAGCTCGGCCAGATTGTTCGTGGCGTTGCCGATGTTCTCGGCGATGTAGAGAGGTCTGTGCCCATTCCGGTAAACAGCTACGCCGATCCCGGACGGCTTGTCCTTCGTGGTGCCGCTGCCGTCGGTGTAGGCGTAGACTGTTGCATCACGGTCGACGTAATCGACGAATACTCGATGAATGTCAGCCGGCGTGTACGACCGGTAGATCATCATACGATTGTCGACGATGAATGCCCAGGGCTGCATGAAGAGAGCGGCTGGCAGGTTGCGCTGAGTCAGCTCGTGATTGAGCCAAACCAACGTGTCCCTCTTCCAGCCATTCTCGACGGCGAGGCGAGCTTGAACGCGATCGATTCCCATGTACCGCTTATAGCGGATCGGGTTAGAGGACGCGGTCCAGCGACGTGAGGGCCTTCTTGCGCTCGATGGCATCGACGAAGTACTGGAGAACTTCATCGCGCTTCGTCGTGAGCAAGCGCTCGAACGAGTGGTTGTTCAGGTGCGCCCAGAGAGCGAAGAGCGTCTTGTGGCCGACGCTGTCCTCGTTGTCATTGCTGCCGCTGTTGAGATACGCGGCGAGCTTCTGGATGGCCGGGCTCGTCGAGGAAGCGGTCTTCAGCTCCTTCAGCAGCGTGCGCACGAGCACGGGGCGAGCCTCGGCGGCGATGGCGAACGCCGCCATAACCGGGGCGCGGCCGATGCCCGAGCGGGTCGTGACGATGTCGCACGTCATGCGGAGACCTTCGCTAAAGTCGTTGGCGATGCCTTCGATGAGCGAGAAGCTCATCTTCGTGCGGTGCGAGTTGAAGAGGAGGCGAATCGCGCGAGCACGAGCCATGAGAACGTTTCCGTTCTTCGTGTCGTACTTGATATTCCAGTCGTCGCCGTTCGTGCGCGGACGCTGACGATCGAACGTGCCCTGAATGTCGGGCTCCAGGCCGAAGATCATGTCGACTTCCATCGTCACGCCCGACTGCACGATGGCCGAGAGACGGTGCTGACCATCGCGGAGAGCGCCTTCACGATCGAACTTGACGCGCTCGCCATTGTCGCGCCACGCACCCGCCTTGATGTCGTTGACGTACGAGTCCACCGTCGCCTTCGAGATGTTGCGATTGTGGATGTTGCAGGTTTCGAGGATGTACTTGGCGAGGGCCGGCGTGACCACGACGCGATCGAGCGTGGTGCGCGTGGCGTAGCGATACTTGAAGTTGATGGCGATCTGAGCGGTAACGATGTTCTTGTTCATGGCAGTCTCCTGTTCGCTTTTTGGGCAGATCTCTGATCTGCGTTCATTGCCCTTATAGCGAATGTTTTGAGACTACCTTTTGCCGCTAACTCTGCTGTAGGAGGTCGAGTAGATGCTTTGCCGCTTGCCGGCACGCACGCTTATCCGGCTGAGAACCAATGAGCAGTACGAGGATTCGACTCAGCTCGGTCGGAGCCCATTCCACGCCACGCTCTTTAATGAAGAGCGGCAGCATGTTCATGGCAGTCATGGCGACGGAATCGCGGAGTGTGTTGCAACGCATGTGGAGGGCGCAGTCTCGCAGGCGCACGAGCGCGAGGAGCTGTGCCTTGGTGAGCATCTTATTGAGCTGCATGTCGTCCAGTATAATGTTCATGCGAAGGCACGCACCTTCCTCATCCGGCACCAGTCGTCGATAGTGCGCAGCGCATTCGGGTCGAACGCTCGGCCATCCCAGTGCAACACGCGCCCGCACGAGAGCTTGATGAAGTCTCCCGGCGTCAGATTTTCAGCGTTGTCGAAGATCCACTGCAAGACCGTGTTGTCGTCGTTCAGCGACGAGATGGAGCCGACACTGTAACGACGGTCCTGAATGAGGTTGTGGTAGACAAGCGTCACAGCGTGATCGCCTTCACCATCCCGGAGAATGATCCACATCGCCATAGGAGCCTCCTACACTTCAGGATAGGGTAAGCCTAGGACGATGTCAATCCCTCGTTACCTATTTCGGTAGCGCTCCAGGATCCGTATGGCGTGCTTCTCGGCGTCTTCCTCGGAATAGTCGAGAGTCATGACGCGGAAGGCTCCTGTAGCAATCTGCGAAGCGTGGCGAAGCTCGTGCGCAGCGACGAGGACGACTTCCTCCTCGAACGAGCGCAATTCGACTTCTGGAGTGTGCGTGGTGTGGCGTGTCGTGTAAGGATACTTACACTTCTGAGAAAGCGACAGCTTGACGAGGATCGGCTCGCCGGCTCGCTCGCGTCCCGTCCATCCCTGCGTTACCTTGCCGCTTTCCTTTCGGTCAGCGACGTACAAGGTTGTGGGATAATTGATGTTGTACTGGTCCGCTACCCACTTGAGAAGAGGTAAAACGGAATCGTCGGGACGCCTCGACTCGTTAAAGGTCTTCACGTCCCTCTTGTAGCGAATCTTCTAAGTTTTCCAGGTAACTCTTCGGATTAACTTACCTATAGTTTCCTTGCAAACTCCATATTCAGCGGCTAAATGCTCTTGACTTACATCGCCCGATGCATATCGCTGTCTGATCACATCGGCGATTTGGTGGTTGAGTTTGCGAGCGCCGCTGACCTTGGCCGCATGACGCGGACCTCTGGACTGACGAGATTTGTTGACCATATCGTCTACATTCTCTTGACTCGTACCGAGAAACAGATGGTCTGGATTGACGCAAGATCGAATGTCGCAACGATGGAGCACTTGAAGTGCTTTGTCCTGAGGTACGCGGTTTGCGATTCCATACGAAAATCGGTGGGCCGATACGAGGATTCCATTGGCCCAAAATAGGCCATATCCAGAATTATTCTTAGCGGCAGTCCACAACCAGCAGCCTGCTGGCGAATACTGAGCGCGATCTACTTTACTCCAAAATCGCGACTCAGTATCCATTGCGATTAACGAACGGGAACGCCCGGCATGGTGAAGCCGGTCTTGGTCGACGCCTGCACGGCCGGAGTCGGCACGTTGACGGTCGTCTGACCATCGAGCTGATCGGCGAGGGCGCGGATCTGCTTCACGAGACGCGGAACGCGGCGAGCGTACGAGCGCTTCGTGTCGTCGGCGGTCGTGGTGAGGTCGATGACCGCTTGCTGCAAGCTCGCCGGCAACTGCGTGACGGTGAGGCCCAGCGTGAGAGCGAGCACGACGTTCGGATCGGTCTCGTCGACGACGACGCGCGGAGTGAGGCCGGCTGCGTTCACGAGGTAGCCGGTGATGTCACCGGACGTGCCGTTGCGGTACAGGCTGATGCCCTGATTGCCGAAGAACGGCTTGGCTTCGCCGCGCTCGATTGCGTTGGCGAGATTGCGCGCCGTGAAGGCGAGCAAGGTTTGCTTCTGAGTACGATTCATCATTGTTTGCTCCGAATAAAATAAAGGATAGACGTAGCTCTTATAGCGAATCTACGGCTTGTACCGACGGAGGACTTCCGCTGCTTCCATGATAATGTCTTGAGCCTTGAGGGCACTATCTGCCGCACTCTCAAGCTGCGTGATACGCGTTGCCTGACGCTGCGAACGCGCCTTCAAATCGTCACGCTCTTGGCGAATCTGATTCAACTCGAACGTGAGTGAATCGACCGTGTCGCTGAATTGGCTGATCTCGCCGGTAGCGGTTGCGAGTCGCTTCTTCATGTCCTCGTAAACGAGAACGGTCTGGTTGTGCTGATTGACCATCTCACGCACAACGGACTCGCAGCGAATTGCTTCGCCAATGAAAGCGAAGGCGCAATTCCAACGGACTTCGAGATCACGCTGGTCATCGCTGTTGAATGCGTCGACGATCTTGAGCAGCGAGCGACGGAGGTCATCCTTCTGCTCTGAGCGAGAGCGCACTTCAGCACGTAGCTGGCCTTCGAGCTGCGCGATCTTCGTCAACTGCTCTTCGCACTGACGATCCTTCGCGAGGAATGCCTTCTTCGTTTGCGTCAATTCTTCTGTGAGAACCTTGTTGCTGTTCTCCAGCTCATCCATACGATTTACGAGATACATTACTTGCCTGTTGAGCCGAAGCCACCGGCACCGCGCTGCGTATCGGTCAACTCGTCTACGACGACGATTGTTGCCTGAGGAGCGCGAGCGATGACCATCTGTGCAATGCGGTCGTTTGCCTTCGCTTCCCAGCGATGCGGACCGAGGTTGATGAGAATCACGCCCACTTCGCCGCGATAGTCCGCGTCGACCGTGCCCGGCGTATTGAGCACGGTGATGTTTTGCTTGAGAGCGAGCCCGGAGCGAGG